ATACAAATCAACAACTCGCGTATTGTATGGTTTGAACTCAAAGTTATAGAACATAGATTTAGAGCTACAACATTTAGAGTTTCAGAACTAACAGCTGATCAAGCTGCTTGGTTAGCTAAGTGGCAACGATCAGGAGGCTTTTGTTTTTTGTTTCTTGGCTTTTATGATTATCGCGATGAGATAACAAAGTTTGGAGTATTGCGTTGTGGTAATTGGTCAACATGGTTAAGTGTGCCTAAGCATCCAATAAAAATTGAACAACTTGTAAAGTTCACAGAAGATAAATGGGAGATATATGACTGGTTTAAGGATTTGTTTGTTCCGCAGGCTAAAAACAACGTAGCTACGAACGTATCTACGTGATAGTTTCGTCAGTAACTATAGAGAACGAATTAGGAATAGGTAAACTTATCGCGAGAATAAAGTTAGTGACTAGACTGCGCAACTACGATGGTATATACGCGCTAACGTCTCTTGTACGTAATGTTATTCTGGTGGACGTCACAATGTAATGCCTGATGGTTTCGATCCTCACACTGAGCTAGCGCGCATTTATACCTTGCGCGAAATGATGACTGAATGTCGTCAACGCACACCCACAATCCTTCGCCAAGTTGACGAGATGTTTGCTGATCCATCTATGTCACATGGTGATCGCATTCGTCTAATGGAGTTTGTGTCTAATCGCGCATATGGCAAGCCACGTCAAACAGTGTACATTAATGACGATACTAGTGCGAACCAAAGTTCTAGTAGGGTCAAAGTATATTTACCAGACAATGGCCGCATGAATACTCCTGTCAAAATTATTGATGGGGAAGCGGCATAATATGTATGATGGATTTGATGATACTAATGATATTGGTCCGCAACCTGGACCACAAGAACAATTCTTGTCTACTAGTGCTGACATAGCCATATATGGAGGTGCAGCCGGAGGCGGCAAAACATACGCATTACTGTTAGAACCATGCCGACACCTCGACAATAGTGACTTTGGAGCAGTCATATTCCGTCGTGAAGCTGTACAAATAACCTCAGAAGGTGGTTTGTTTGATACAAGTTTCGGCATATATGTGCGTATAGATGGTATACCAAAACAAAGTCCATATCGTTCATGGTCTTTCCCTAGTGGATCGACAATAACGTTTGGCCATCTCAACCAAGAAAAGGATGTGCTGGATTGGCAAGGCTCGCAGATACCACTCATTGGATATGATGAGCTTACTCACTTCACCGAGAAGCAATTTTGGTATATGCTGTCTCGTAATCGTTCGATGTGTGGTGTTAGACCGTATATACGTGCTACTTGCAATCCTGATGCTGACTCTTGGGTTGCTGATCTAGTCTCTTGGTGGATTGATCAAGATACTGGTTACCCAATATTAGAACGAAGTGGCATTATTCGTTACTTTGTCAGATTTGATGATAAAATGTTTTGGGCTGACACGCGCCAGGAGTTACTCAATAAATTCCCTGCGTCGTTGCCTAAGTCATTTACATTCATTCCGGCAACATTAGAAGATAATGTTATTCTGAACGAACAAGACCCAGACTATCGTGCCAACCTAGAGATGATGACTAGAGTTGAGCGTGAACGTCTGTTACATGGTAATTGGAAGATTAGACCTAGTGCTGGTTCTTATTTCCCTCAAGTAATGGCCAAGATTATTCCTGCTGTTCCTACTGATGTGAAGATGTGGGTGCGTCGCTGGGATTTGGCTGCCACAGAACCTAGTGAAGTTAATCCTTCGCCTAGTGCTACAGCTTCAGTATTAATGGGTCGCAGAGAGAATGGCCGCATATGTATTGCTGATGGTATTAGCATTAGACATAATGCTTCTATTGTTCGTGATATATTGCTTAATACTGCTTGGCAGGATCGTAACAAGTATAAACGAGTTACAACGGTCGTGCCACAAGATCCAGGACAGGCTGGAAAGGATCAATCAGCAAGTCTCATCTCTCATCTTGCCGGCTTCAAGGCTAAGTCAGTAAGAGAAACTGGACCAAAAGAAACGAGGGCAGAACCACTATCTGCGCAATGGCAAGCTGGTAATATTGACATAGTTGAAGGCCAGTGGGTGAATGATTACTTGAAGGAAATGGCTGTTTTTCCTGAGGGTGATCATGATGATTATATTGACGCCAGTAGTGGTGCCTATCTAGAATGTATCGCTGGTGTATCGCAATATGAACGTTACTTGGCATTATCGTCATGAATGCTATTAGACGCCAAGATGGCTATGCTAATCTATTGTCTGGACTTGGTGTTCCAAGTCTTGATAGAACATCTACAACGTTCCAAACAAGCAATTGGTTGGGGCGTGGACTATCTCGTTATTGGTCTTTGCGATGGTCAGTATTTGAACTAACAAATCTATATATCACTAGTGGATTAGCACAAAAGATAGTTGATAAGCCTGCTGATGACTCGTTTCAGCGCGGCATTGAAATAGAGAATGATGAAGATGAAGTAATGCAAGATGAATATGATCGTTTGTCTGTACTAACAAGAATGGCTGATGCTATTAGATGGTCGCGTCTATACGGTGGTGCTGCTCTAATCCTTATTGCCCAAGATGGTGGTGACTTTACTGATCCGCTTAATACAGACAATCTAGATACAATTAATGAAATTAGAGTGTATGATATAACAAGTATACATGGCACAGAGAAATACTATACAGATCAAAATGATCCTGATACATTTGGGAAACCAGAGTTCTATCAGATTACGCCATCAGAAGGACAAACTTTTGAGATACATGAAACTAGACTAATACCAGTGCCTGGTGAGCCTATGCCACCCAATATGATGAAGTATAATCGTATCCCATGGGCTGGTAGATCAGTATTAGAAAGCTGTGCCAAAGATATTGGACGATATGAGCGCGCTCTAGATTGGACAGAACGTCTGTTGGAAAGGAAACAACAAGCAGTATACAATATGTCTGGTCTAGGTGAAATGTTGGCTAATGGTGATGATGCTATGGCCATTAAACGTATCAATATGGTAGACCAGGTCAGAGGTAATTTGAACTCTGTGGTTGTAGATAAAGATGATACTTACGCAGTACAAAGTCCAGGTATTGATGGTATACAAGCTGCTCTACAAGAGTTCCAAACAGCATTAGCAGCATCTACTGGCTTCCAAGAGAACATGTTATTTGGTAAGTCAACAAAAGGACTTAATCAAACTAATGCTGGTGATCTTGAGTCTCATTATGTAATGGTCGCTCATATTCAAGAGGTAATTGTTAGACCACCTTTGGAAAAGCTAACATCTATATTGTGGCTTCAGAAAGAGCTCAAGAATAGCATACCTGATGATTGGCACATTACATTTAATCCATTGTGGGTGCCGACAGCCAAAGAGGAAGCAGACAAAGACTTAGTTGAAGAGCAAGCTGATAACTTTAGACAGCAAACACTAGTAGCATTTATGGATAATCAAATATTGTCTCCAGAAGAGGTTAGACAGATTGTTGTAGAGGATATGTATGCTGAGTATGAGTTTGATCCTGAGTTGCCTACATTCCCAGAGGAACTGAACTATAGTGCTAATGTAGATGTAACACAGATGGATGTTCCAACTGATCCGTCACAGCCGCCAGGAGTAAATACTACAACTCTACAAGTTCCAGTAAAATGATGTGGTATGCTTTATCAATTATTGGAGGTATAGCGATCGGCGTCTTTGCTGTTTGGCTTTGTGTAGTAACAACTAAAGTTTATCATTGATGCCACGCAAACGCAAAAAGATTGTTCCTATGAAGTATCCCATAGGAGTGGAATATGAGTATCGGCGCAATCTGCGTTGGCTTAATGCCCAAATGCGGAAGGCTGTCAAACATTATCTACATCCAATTGTTGAAGATGCTACCAAAGAAATTACTGATACATCTCATCCTGCGGGTGGACATATTAGGCAAGATGCTTGGCAAGATGATTTGAATAAAGCTTTGACTGATATAGCCAAGGATATGGTTAAGCCTACTAACGCAACTATTAAGCGTATGAGTGCAATTGGTCCGCGCGTAAATCAATACAATAAATCAGAATGGACGAAACTGATACGATCGCAATATGGTGTTAATCCTACTGCTGAAGACCCTGCTGCTTATCGTGATCTATTGGATCATTGGTCATTCAATAATGCTGCGCTCATAAAAGATATACCAGCAAAGACGTTACGACAAATATCTGATATGACCAGAGAGGCATTAATGAGTGGTCAAACTCAGGAGGATTTATCCTCAGACATATACGATGTATTTGATGAAAGACTAGATGTTACTGATAGTAGATGTGACCTTATTGCTAGAGATCAAGTTGCTAAATTGAATGGCAAACTTACTAGTGAAAGACAACAAGATATTGGTGTTGATAGTTATGTATGGCGCACAGTAGGAGATGAGCGCGTTAGAGAAACTCACGCAGAGGTAGATGGGCAAACATTCCAATGGGGTAATCCGCCAGGAGATACTGACTTTAATGAACCTGGTGAAGACTATCAATGTCGTTGTTGGGCAGAACCAGTATTGCCTGAGGCTATTGGTGTTGAAGCTAGTCTAATGGAAACGGAAGATGCTTAGACATCCTTCAAATATTCCATTAGAGAAATGGCCTAGTGGATGGTTAAAGCTGGAGTGTGCATCTAAATTGAATATGCCATTCTATATCGCTATGCATGATTGGGAAAAGAGAGATAAAGGATTGCCTGTTACTGATGAAGAAATGAGGACATTTATAAATGACGCATGAATCTACTGGTTTAGTAGCAATAACCGATATGTCATGGTTGACATTTGGTGGTAGTGGCATTCAAATTAATATGAAAACTGGTGAAGTAAATATACCAGATGATTTGACTTTGACTGAGGCTGCGCAGAAATTTTGGAATGCTGTTAGACAAATAGGACGAAATCAATGACAACTAGATATGATGTAATAGAAATTAAAGCAGCAATATCAAAGGAAGGATGGATACGTGATCGTCCAGTCATTACTCGGTCAGGCATCTTTGAATATCGAGATGTGAATGGTAAAGTAACAAGAGAATATAGACCAGACAGTGAAGTATTCGCGGCTGAAAGTCTTTCTAGTGCTGCTGGGATACCTATTACTGATAGCCATCGTGGCTTGGTTAATAGTTCAAATGTTGATGGTATTGTTGGCACCGTTACTAGTCCAGGTACACAAGATGAAACGAATGTAGTAGCAGATGTTATCATCCATAATCCTTCAAGACTTGGAGACAAACGGGAACTATCACTTGGCTACGAATGTGACGTTGATAACACACCGGGAGAAATTGACGGCAAACGATATGATTCTATACAAAAGAACATACGATATAATCATCTTGCCGTTGTTAAAAAAGGTCGTGCTGGTAATGCCCGACTTAGGCTTGACTCTACTGATGCCGTCCATGGATCGTTTGAACTGGAGAACGAAATGACTGAGACTAAGCTTGTTACTGTAAGGCTGGATGGCATTGACTATCAAGCCTCACCTGAAGTCAATAATGCTTTGACTAAAGCACAAGATGCTTTAGTCGCTCTACAGAAACGATTTGATACTGTAGAGGCTGAGCGTGATACGCTCAAGAATACTACTGTTAATTTCGACAAAGAACTCAAGGCTGCGCGAGAAGCTGGGAGAGCGGTGGTCAAAGTTAGACTTGACCTAGAAGATGTTGCTAGACAGCACAAGGTCAAGTTTGACGATGATGATGCTGACCAAGTAATCAAGACCAATATTCTGAGCAAGTTACGTCCAGAACTAAAGTTGGATGGGAAGTCAGAAGATTATATTGATTCTGCTTTCGATCTGACTATTGAGGCGCAGAAAGACAAGACCAAGAAAGTAACAAATCAACTTTCTAGGTTTGATCGTTCTGGCGACAATGTAGAGACTATACCTCAGAGTTCATCTGCTATTGCTAGGCAGAAATACATTGCTCGTTTGCGTGGCGAAAAGGTTGACGACAAGACTGCTGCGTAAATAACATTTCGTGAAAGGATAAGCAAATGAGTGATACTCCAGAACAAAAGCCTGGTGATACTGGCCCTGAGCAATTGGTCTATGGACCGTATAGCTCACTAACATTTCTCTCTCCTGCCTTCCCAGGTATGAAGGCAACGGCCATGGACGACAATGTTGAGTCCTGGCCAGCAGGTGCTGAATGTGATTTCGGCACAGTAGTAACTAAAGGTATCAGTAGCGCTGGAACTGGTGCTTTGGTTGTTTCTTCTGGTGGTGCTGGCGCTGTTGCTGGTATTGCTGTACATGATCATATTGCTGCTACGTATGGTCATTATATAGCAGGATCAGCTGTATCAGTAATGACTCGTGGTCGTATCTGGTGTGCAGTTGATGGTGCTGGTGCTGGTATTGCTGAAGGTGTTCCGGCTTGTTTTAATCCTGCTGTTGGTAATGGCAAGGTTAACTCAACTGGCACCGCTATTCCCCACGCTGTATTCCGTGGAGTAATGACTGGCTTCTACAGCTATATTGATGGCACAACAGTCAATATTGCTGAAATTGAACTCCACTATCCTTTGGTGTAATACAAATACAGAATAGGGGACAGGATCATGCTACTTGATAATCAAGCTACCTATGATGAGGCCGACATTGGTCCTGTCATGGACTTTGTTGAACGAAATTTGCGTGAAGATCAATTGCCAACCACCACTACTGGCATTTGGCTAGCACAGCAACTCAACTTTATTAAAGCGCAAACATACGATCGTTTGCTGCCAGGAATAAACGCTGATCGTCTTGTTCCTGATGACACTTCGGTGCCGGAATGGGTTGAGACTATTACAATCCGAATGTTCGATGCAGTTGGAATGGCTAAGGTAATTGCCAACTATGCTGATGATCTCCCGCGCGCGGATGTGACTGGTGCTGGTAAAACAGTCCAAGTTAAGACACTTGGCAACAGTTACGGTTACAATGTAAACGAATTGCGGGCCAGTAGAGCGACTGGAATTGGTCTGGATACGCGAAAAGCAGATGCTGCTAGACGCGCAATGGATCTTAAGATCGCCAGCATTAAGTTGAAAGGTGATCCTGATTTTGGATTGTATGGATTGTTTACTCATCCAAACGTTCCAGAATATGTGTTTCCTAATCCTGGTGATTGGTCAACTCTTACTGGCGCTCAAATCTATGCCAATCTAGTCGGAATGGTTTCTGCTTACATTACGCAGAACCTTGGGGTTCATACAGCAGACCATCTAGAATTGTCAACTAAAGCATATGTGGCAGCCACGACTCAGTTTGTTACTGGGCCTGGTGGATTGCCCATTTCTGCTTTGGGTTTGTTTCTGTCTAATTACCCAGGCTTGACTGTAGAGAATATCTGGGAATGCACTGGTGCTGGCCAAGGCGCAAATGCAGGTAAGGATGTGGCTCTGCTCTATGAGCGTAACATCAATAACCTCGCTCATGAATACGTAATGCCATTCTCGCAGCTTCCTCCTGATGCTCGCAATCTTGAGATCGTTGTGGATTGCCTGGCCAGGAGCGCAGGTGTTACAGTGTATTACCCATTAGCTCTGCTGAAAGGTTATACAACCTAAATGGTGCTAATGGTCAACAACAGTGAGCGAGTAATAACGCTCATTGATACTATGCTTACTCCTGGCCAGCCTACTGAGGTAGAGGATGATTATCTAAATCATCCTGGTGTTCAGCGCATAATGAAAGATGTGACTGAACGTAACGTGCCTGTTCTCGTCATTGTTGAAGATCAGACAGAAAAGGACAATGCGTAATGGCTGTAAGCACACCTGCTATGATTATTACTAGTGGTGGTGGACCTGATAATAGTTTGCCTGGAATGCCTCCAGGCATTTGGGGAGGTGCTCCACCATTTGTAGATAATACTTTGCCTCCACCACCTCCTGGCATTTGGCCACCACCTGTTGGTATTTGGCCACCAGTACAATTGCCTCCAGGTTATCCAATGCCTCCAGGTTCTATTTGGCCGCCTGTACTTGATAATACTTTGCCAAGTCAACCTGGAAGACCAAATCAAGATTTGCCTGGTAGTCAACCGCATCCAGATCAAGGTTTGCCGAGTCAACCTGGCCGTCCAGGTCAAGGATTGCCAAGTCAAAAATTCTTGGTTGCTATAGTTGCGGCAAGTGCTGCTGGTGGGCTTAAGGTAATTGGCTACACAGTAGTTGATCCTAGTCTTGATGTTGGTATGCCTTTACCTGGTCATCCATCCCATCCAATTGCTCCTGGCGGTGGTTCAGGTAATCGGCCTGCTAATCCTATTGATCCTGGTGGGCAGCCCGGTCATCCAACAGAGCCAGGTGGTCAGCCTACTCCACAGCAGCAGACTAAACGATAATACAATACTACACCGTGGGTCTAGAGATAGGCCCACGGACTAGCCTACCACTGTAACCTGGAGATAGTTATGAAGAAACTAATGGCTCTTGTTGTCGGCGCCTTGTTCTTTCCTATTGCTGCCTATGCTGTACCGATAATCCAGTTTGCTCAGACTAGTGGTAGTAATACCATTACTGCTACAGCAAATGGATCTGATACAGCCACAACCATCTCTGGCAGTAACATTGCTGTTGATGTAACTCAGTGTCTGTGTGGTATTCTTGGTTCTGAGTTCTTCAACATTAATGCTACTAGTGTTGATGCTGCTGTTCCTGTAGGGACGGGCGCACTTCAGCATTATAGTGGAACATTCTCTATCACCTCTGCTGCTGGTGGTGGTGGAACTAACTTGCTGTCAGGATCGTTTACTGATGCCGCTCTTGGAGTAGGCCAGGCACTTACTCTTGCTATCGGTGCTCCACCTGATACTCTCAACTTGACATCTTCTGTGATCCCAGCATCACAGTTGGTCAATCCTTCTGCTTTGACGTTTGGCTTGACGAACGTATCTCCGCCTATCACTATCGCAGGCTCAACTATTAATAGTTTTACTGCGACTGTAGCTGGTAATGCATCCTCTAATGCAGTTCCAGCATCTGAGCCTGCTGGCCTCGCCATAATTGGTTTGGGCATTATTCTTCTTGGCGCGATCAAGTATCGGGGCAAGCCCAGCCAGGAGATGGTAGCCTAAATTGTCTGACGTTCGGACATCACCAACAGAGCCTGAGCACTGGACTGAGGTTCAGGCTCTGTTGATGTTGTTTTATCCACAATTCTTTGATCCTAATAGTCCACAATACGTCGATTCAAACATTCTAATTCAACTTGCTACTCTTGCGGAAGAAACAAGACCTTGGTGTCTACCTTCTGGCCAGCAAGACTTAGCACAAGCAGCCTTTACTGCATATCTTGTTTCTTTGCGTAATGAGACTTCATCTGGCACAACTCAAGTGCCTACAATTGGTCCTATACAATCAGAAAAGGAAGGTGATATATCTGTAACGTATGCAGCTTCTACATCTGCGAATGTATCAACTATGTCTAAACGCCCACCATCTGATGCTTGGGATACTTGGAATAGATTGTATATGCGATGTGCTGCTGGAGCTATTGTAACTAGATTTGGTGATCCTTGCAAGTCTGGAATTGCTCTAACAAACTACATTAACCCATTAGCTTTGAATGTTTGGTATCCAATATGGTAGCATTCAAAGATAAAGATATGGGATGGCAACAAATAGAATTGAACATCAAACAACTCAAAGGACGCAGGGTCAAAATTGGTATTATGGGAAACGAAAGTGTGGAAGGAACCTCAGTAGTTGACTATGCTATATACAATGAATTTGGAACTAGCAGAGGTATACCTGCTCGGCCATTTATGGCTACTACAGCAGATCAGAATAGAGTTGCAGTAGTTAAGATCGCTGAAGTAATGATAGGAAATGTAATTGATCGCAAATATAATGTAGACACTATGTTGGCAAGACTTGGCGCTTGGTATCAGGCTAAAGTCCAGATGACTATTCGTAATGCGAAGGAATGGGCTGTTCCTAATAATCCAGCAACTATAAAAGCAAAAGGATCAAGTTCACCGTTGATAGATACTGGAAGAATGGTGGGTTCTGTAAGGTATGAAGTTGAATGAGCACATCGTTTCGTAAAGCTTTCAAAGTCATAAAGCGCGAAATGGGCTATTGGCAGGAGGGTGTATATCATCCTTCTGATAATGTAGGTATTGAACAGCAAGTAATGATGACTATACAGCAGCCTTCTACTGGCGACATGATGAAAATAGAATTGATGCCTTGGGGTAAAAGAGCAGCTAGATACATCAAAATATACACAGAGACTAGATTGCGGTGTGTAAATCAAACAATAGAGGGAATGAGACAAACGTATCCTGGTGACATAGTTTGTTACGATGGATCGCAATATTTGTTATTTGGTGAAGCCGATTTTACTATGCTTAGTCAAACAAGACATACACAAGTATCACATTATCGTTATTATGCTTGCGAATTGATTGAAGGATTTGGAATGGAGAATGTAGCTTGATACCAGGTCTGTGGGAATTGACAGACTATACTATCAATGCTGTAAGATTGGGCATTCCTGACAATCCTACTCCTACTCAGCCAATAGTAAATCCGAACACTATAGATGTTATCTGGTCATATCAAAATGCTGCCAGAATAGGCAAGCCATATATTGTATTAGACTATACAACAAACGATATACCGGATCATGAATACTATAGCGAAGTTGATGTTCCTGGATTTAGAAAGATATCATCTTGGAGAAAAGCCACAGTAGACATGCAATTTTATTGTGGCACTGACTCTTTGAAGATAGCTAGTTGGCTAGCATCTATGTTCTCTAGTGAAAGAGTATTACAGAAAGAAACAGAACTAAATGTATCTGTTGGTAATAGGCTGTTTCTTTCACGTATGCCTGCCATGCTTAATACCTCTCAATTTGAAGAGAGAGCCATATATCAATTTGACTTTTACTATACAGAAGAGTTTGAAGAATGGATAAGTTGGATTGCTACTGTAGATATTAAAGGAACATATCTTGGTTCTTTGACCGAACAATCCTGTGAAGAACTAATTATATTGGAAGAATTAACCAATTGGGATGACTGGAATACAGGCTGGGATAATGGTCAAACAGTATGGGATTACACTGGTGCCCAGTAATATAGATGTGACTATTCCACCAGAAGGAATGGCAAAGACTGCTGATGTGCGTGCTAACTTTCAAACAGCATCGGATGAAATTACTAATCTACAAGATAGAGTAGCAGCACTAGAAGCTGCTGTTACTAGAATGGTTACAGCTAACTTGGGAACAACTAGAGGGGCAGAGTAAATGGCAAACATCGACCGTATCGTTCAAGTATCTATCTCTCTGCGAACTGCTGGTATTACTCAAGCAACATTCAGTGATCTGTTGTTGTTTGGAACATTTGTAAAACCTAGCACAGATACAGCAAATGTATACATTATTACTGATCCAGATGAACTGTTAGATACTTATGGTTGCCAAGCAACAGATGCTATGTATCTAGCTGCCCAAGTATTCTTTAGTCAGATACCGCATCCTCCACAATTGTATATTGGTTTTGATAGCGGTGCTGCTAACGTTGATGATGATCTGTCCGCTATTAATGACGAGAATAGTGATTGGTGGGCATTGTGTGATTCAACTCACGATGAGAATAGAGCATTGGACATTGGCACCTGGATTGAATCCCAAGAGAAACTTTTCATTACTGTGTTGAGTGATATTGATAATACTACACCTGCTGCTGGCGATACCACATCTGTAGCTCATAGTCTTATGCAAGCCCAATTGTTTAGAACTGCTTGGTGGTATGATCCTAACATTCAAAACTTTCCTGATGTTGCTATTGCGTCCAAAAGCTTCACCAAATATCCTGGCCAGGAGACATGGGCTAATCAGCGTTTGAGTAATGTTGATTATAACTACATTAATGAAACAACATTCAACAATCTCTTTGCTAAGAACGGTAATACATTCGAGCCATTCCGCAATATTGCTATTACCCAGAATGGTAAAGTTGCTGGTGGAGAATGGATTGATGTAATTAGGTTTAGAGATTGGCTCTGCGAAGAAATCAAGACGCGTGTATTCCTTCAAATGGTTGATAATCGTATTCCTTACACTGATCCTGGTATTGCGATTATCCGCACAAGAGTACAACAGGCTCTTGACTTTGGAGTCACTAGAGGTGGTATTGCTCCGGCTGAAGTTGATACGGATGGTAATTTGGTTCCTAGCTATACTATTGATGTTCCTCTTTCTCAATCAGTTTCTGTTAATGATAAAGCAAATCGTATCTTGCGAGATGTATACTTTACTGCAAGGCTCGCTGGTGCAATCCATGTTGTGCAAATACAAGGTGTTCTGACTTATGAATCATTGCCTATTGCTACTCCTACTAGCGCAGTAAATGTGGCAATGGTAGCTGAACAACAGAGACGCGCGCGTATGGCTAATCGCAATAACGTTCGGGCATAGGAGTAAAGTTCAATGGCAATGCGGTCCTATAATTCTTCTAAGGTTATAGTTATCTTTGATGGCTTCCAACTTACTGGATTTGCCGACGGAACATTTGTGGGTATTGTAATGCAGAATGACGGTATTACAACACAAGTGGGCGCTGATGGCGAAATTGCTCGCGCTGTTAATACTGATCGGCGTTGCACCGTTACTGTTACTCTTCAGCAGACATCGCCGGCAAATGACTTTCTTTCTACTATGTTTAGCATTGATGTTCTTACTTGTGGTGGGCGAGTTGGTCCGATCCTAGTTCAAGATTTGTGCGGAACAACTCTATTTGCAGCATCAGAAGCCTGGATTGTTAAGCCAGCTGATGCTGAATTCGGTAAAGAGATTTTGACTAGAGCATGGGCTATTCATACAGGAGCGCCAGCAACTTATAACATTGGTGGTAGTGTCCTTAACTCATAGGTGAATTATGGCTGTTACTAGATATGAATTTGTATTGGACAATGGAAACAAATTCCTCATACGACGATATGATGCCTTTCTATCATTGAAGATACTTGGAGAAATTCAGAAACGATTTCTGGCTCCATTTGTTCAAATGATAGAGAACCGTGACCAACCAGCTAATGGCATTGATCATTTTGGCGACGCTGTAGATAAACTATCACGTAATTTGGATGGCGATTTACTCGTTGATTTAGTCAAGAAAGTATGTCACCCTGAATTTGTTACTGTGGTAGTTGAAGGTCATGAGCCAGAAAAGTTTGATGAAGGTATGTTGAATCTTGCCATTAATGATGTGTCTGATGTTATTGCTCTAGTTGTGGAGGTTTTGAAGTATAACTATACTGACCTTTTTACGAAAGGCAGAACCCTTTTTGGACAGGCCCGAGAGAGTATGGCAGCCCAATAGGTGTTCTGCGAGATGATTTGGCAGGCGAACTAATTATCTGGAGACCAATAATGGAAGGTTTGGTTACAATAGCAGAAGTAAAAACAGGATATGTAGACATAATAGATTTGCTGAAGTTGAATGCTTTGCTTGATATGAAATCTGCTCTAGAACAAAGGGCAATGGAAAACAATGCCAAGTCACAGTAAAGCTCAGGCTAGATTTGTTGCTATGAAAGCAAAACAAGGATCTAAATGGGCAAAGGAATGGCACAAAGCAGATAAGAAACGAGGCACTAAACATTTGCCTGCTCGTAAGCGCAAATAGCGCCAGGAGTAATATAATTGGCTGTTGTTCGTGAACTCATCACTATACTTGGAACTGAATTTGACCCGAAAGGTGTACAAGAATACGAACGTGGTATTGGTAGAATAAAGGATATTGCTCTTGAGGCTGCTGGCGCTATTGGTATTGTTTTCTCAGTAGAAAAGATTGGTGAGTTTATTGATGGTCTACTTGAGAGTGGCGCAGAAATCAAAAAGATTAGGGCGCAAATTGAGAACGTTGCGCGCCCAATGGATGATGTCAATGCGGCAATGGATCGCACTTTTGATATCGCGCAAGAAATCGGTGTTGCTTATACTGGAGTAGCAGATACATTTAGAGAGTTTCTACAATCATCTAAAGATGCTAAGATATCACAAGAAGAATTGCTAGGTGTTACTGAAAATGTATTCAAAGCATTAAAGGTAGACAGAGCAACTCAAGAACAACAAGACCGTTTATTTGCTATTATAAATCGTGTTGATGTAATAGGTAAAGCCAGTCCACGTATGATTGGCATGTTACAGAATACATCAATCTCATCTTTGAGATTGTTAGAACAATATTTCAAAACAGATGAAGATGGCTTAAGAGCATTAGCAAAAGCAGGTAAAATTACATTTGAAGAATTCACTAAAGCACTAGGCACAGTAAGTCCAGACCTAGAAGCTAAGTTTGCTAAGGTTCCTTGGACTGTTGGTCGAGCATGGATTTATGCTCGTAATCAATTGGTGTTAGCTGCTGCTGAATTCTTAAAGGTAACAAGACTTTCCATTATATTTGGTACAGCACTTAAGCGATTGACTGATCTAATAGTCAATATGTTCAAGTCATTCTTCCAAGCTATTGGCGGATTGAAGAATGCTATTGAAGTATTAGGTATAGCAATGGCTCTAGTATTAGGGCCAAGAATGCTAGCATATCTAATCGACATGGTAGCATGGATGTGGAGATTTACTGCAGCTAATTGGGCTGCTGTGGCTCCATGGATAGCAATGGCTGCTGCTGTTGCAGCTGTAGCTATAGCAATACAAGACCTAGTATATTGGATACAAGGCAAGCCAAGTCTAATTGGAACTTGGGTTGGTTCGTTCAAAGATCTAAAATCTAACTTTGCCAATCTAGATATATTTGCTGGCTTTCGTGTCTTTGATGATTTGATGAAAGGTGATTGGAAGAAAGCAATCGCAGATTTAGGGATTGCTCTAACAAATACACAAGCTATTGTATTAGAATTAAGTGCCACAATTGCTCTTGTAACAGCAGCATTTGTTGGTTGGAATTTACTTAAGTTTAGTGGCATCATTGGTGCTATTAGAGGTTTGATAAATGCTATTCGTGGAGTAAAGACAGCAGCAGTAGAAGCAGAAGTTGCTGTTGCTGCTGTAGAAAAAGGCAAAGCTGGTGCTGCTGTCGGTGCTGGTGCAGCAGGTGCTGCTGGCGCTGGTGCTACTGCTGCTAAAGGTGGAAGAACTGCTGGTGTTTTAGGATGGTTAGGTAAAGCCTGGATTGCTTATGAATTAGGAAAAGCAGTAATTGGAAATCTAACTGGTCCTGGTGATGCTACTGAAGATCAGCAACCACAAATAGATGAAGCCAAAAGGAAAAGAGAAGAATGGAATAAAGCGCATCCTGGTGAAACGCCATCTGCGTTTGGTGGTCTAGGTAGAGCAACTGAAGGTGGTATTAAATGGCTTAAGGATAAACTTTCATATCTTACTCCTGGTATGGGTGCTGCTGGTGAATATCTAAATCCATCTTATGGTGGTGCGAGAGTTGATCCTAAAACTGGTTTGTTTGGAACTCCCGGCGGTGGTGGATTAGGAGTACAGCCATATGTAGCGCCAGGAGCATTAGGACCAACTGTGCCTGGACCCACAACTAATAATGATAATAAACAAATAACATTCAATCAGTCTAATTCTGTGAATGTACAAGTGCAAGATGATAGTGGTCTTGCTGCTAGAATAGGTAAAGCAATGGGTGACTATGCTGGGGAGATGTTCAGTGGTATCGCGCGCGACTTGGGACGCTCCAGTCCAAGAACAGAAGCAGCGACTCAGTAACTATTGTATAAGACATGGCAACTATTATAATGGAGGTAATTGTAGAGAATGTATTGAGAAACAAACTACAATATGTGAGTTTGTAGATGGCACTATTCGGATTGTTCCAGAGCGCACCGCAAAGTTATATAAGCTATCTGGCGCTAGACGTTCTAGTGACGGAAAGTCTCAGCTTGCCGAGTGATGTAACAAAGTATCCTATTGAAGATGGAAGTGGAGATTTTACTGATCATATAACAGCACATAATGAAGAACTCAAGATATCAGGGATGATTTCTTCATCATCTAGTTTTGGAATGGAGTTCGGTCCACTTTGTTATTCTAAGCTGATTGATGCTATAGACCAATTGCGTAAGATGCATAAGGAAAGAACAACTGTAACAATCATTACCGGATTAGGCAAATATGAAGATATGGCATTTACTGATCTTTCAATTGAGAGATCAAATAATGCTACTACTGGAGGACAATGGCTAACGATCAATGCTGGACTTAGAAAGATCATAAAGGTTACGCTCAAAACTACTGATCTACCAGATAATGCTAATGCTAATACAAAAGGCAAGACAGGAAAGACAGAACAAAAGGTTAGTAAGTCTACAGATACAACTACTCCTGGCGGGAGTGTGGCTTATAATGCCGGCCATAATATAGATGCTAAAATTGGACAGCAAACAACTGTTGGGCCGTATAAAGGTTTTTGATATGTTTGTTATTCCAGTGCAAGACTTAAACAGTCAATCTCTTGAAGCTGAACTAGATGGTATTATTTTTTACATAATTCTAAATTGGAACGATAGTGGAGGCTATTGGACTATGAGTATCCGCAATTCAGCATATCAAACTTTGATCTCTGGTATATCAGTATCTGCTAATTATCCTTTGACTTGGCAATATAGATATGAGGACATGCCGCCAGGAGAATTACAAGTATTGTCTGAATATTATAGAAGTGGTCCTGTGCCTCGCGATGGATTTAGTAGCGGCATATATCAATTAGTCTATCAAGAATATGCTGATTTAGTTGCTCTAAATGTAATGCCTGAATACGGCGAGACATCACCAATTGTTATATGATCGGACATATCGTTTGTTGATAGGAAAGAAAGGACAATCTCAAGGAATAGAGATTACTGATTCGTTGCGCATTAAATTTGAAATTGAAAAGACTGCTAAGAAAAACCCAAACAAGAGCAAGATTGAAGTTTATAATATGAGGAAAGAAACAAGAGCAGAAGTGGAAAAACCCAATACGAGAGTAGTGTTATATGCTGGTTATAAAGATGATGCAGGAGCATTATTAATATTTCAAGGTGATGTTAGTTATGCCTGGTCAAAGAAAGATGGAGCGGACATCATTACGGAATTTGAGCTTGGAGATGGCGCTACAGAAATACGTGATACGACAATATCAGTGGGCTATAGCAAAGGTGTTAAATCAACGCAAGTGCTTAATGATGTATCGAAGAAAATGGGATTGCCGTTAACATTGCCAAGTAATGCTCCAAGTAGAGTTTGGAATAATGGTCTATCATTTCATGGACCTGCTAGAACTTTACTTGATAAAGTAACAAAGGGAACTGGACTAGAATGGTCAATACAGAATGGCAATCTACAAGTAATTGAACATGGTATGGTAACAACTAGACAAGGCATATTGATTACACAAGATAGTGGAATGATTGGTTCTCCAGAACGGGAACGTCTTGCTAAAGCTCATACACATAAGCAAAGTAAAACTCCTGGCGGTGAAACTGGACAGGCTCAAATTGAACCAGACTATGATGGATGGAGAGTCAAATCATTGTTGATGCCTATGCTTAATCCTGGTGATAGAATTAGATTGGAAGGACAATTTGTTACTGGTGTGTATAGAATAGAGCAAGTAAAGCATGAAGGTGATAGTGATGCTTCTGGCAATTGGCAATCAGATTTGAGAGTTGTTGATCCCAGGAAACCTTTGGATGCTAAGAAATCTAAAGGTGGTGTCGCAAATAGAACGACTGAAGTTGATGTTGCTGAGGAAGATGCGGGGTTTGTCTAATGCTTAGAATTGATCTCACTGAACTAATCGAACAGCAAATAGAGGTCCAACTTGGTAATACTCTAAATACCAATTTGCCTGCCACTATTGTTAGTTATAATGCACAAACAAATCGTGCTGTTGTAAAACCAGTATTGCCTAAAAGGTTGTCTAGTGAGGAGCCATTAGAACCACCACAAATTGTAGAAGTGCCAGTTATCTTTACTGCTTCTGGTGGTGGTAAAGCTAGTATGACATTTCCTCTTCAACCTGGTGATGGAGGAATGCTTGCTGTTCAGCAACGATCTTTGGAAGGTTGGCTTGATGGCAAAAACGAAATGCCTGATGATCCTCGACAGTTCGACCTTTCTGATAGTGTGTTTATACCTGGATGCCAACCTACTGGTATTGTGGGCAATTCTGACGATGTAGTAATGAAGTTTGACAAGTCTCATTTGACGATAACTAAAGATAACAATATTGTTACTGGTAATGATAAGAGCACTGTAACTATAGATCAGAATGGTAATATAGTCCAGCAAGCACAGCAAGCATTTACTGTTGACTCTCCATCAATTACTTTAGGAGGTTCAGCACGCGCTCCTGGAATTATTACTGCAGCATCTCATTTAATGCTAACGCAACCTCCTGTTTCTCCAATGGAGGCAACAACCAAAACTTATGTTGATAGTGTAGCTAGTAGTGGAGTTCAAGGACCACCAGGCCCAACTGGTCCACAGGGACCACAAGGCGATGTAGGTCCACCAGGCCCGCAAGGACCAAAAGGTGATACTGGTGCGGCAAGTACAGTTCCTGGTCCAGTCGGACCAACTGGACCGCAAGGCCCAAGAGGTAATACTGGTGCTCAAGGTGATGTTGGTCCTATGGGCCCATCCGGTCCACAAGGTCCAATTGGTGCTACAGGTAATACTGGACCGCAAGGACCAATAGGTAATACTGGTGATACTGGACCGCAAGGACCAATAGGTAATACTGGTCCTACAGGTCCACAAGGTGATGTTGGACCACAAGGCCCAATTGGTGCTACAGGCGCAGACAGCACAGTGCCAGGACCAATCGGACCGCAAGGTCCACAAGGTAATGTTGGACCAATTGGACCGCAAGGACCAATAGGTAATACTGGTCCTCAAGGACAACAAGGACCACAAGGTATAAAAGGTGATGTTGGTAATACTGGACCGCAAGGCCCAGTTGGCCCACAAGGCGCGCCAGGAGAAGTTCCAGAAGCACCATTAGATAGTTTTGCTTATGGTCGTTATAATGCTGCGTGGCAAAGAGTATTATTGTTAGCTGGTGGAACTTTAACAGGACCATTATTACTTAATGCTGATCCTACTTCTGCATTGATGGCTGTGACTAAGCAATATGTAGATAACCATCAGCCTCTTGGTGGTCCTTATTTGCCTTTGACTGGTGGTGTATTAAGTGGTAATGTTAACGTCAGTGCGGTTAGTGCAACTTTTGTCGCCAATGCTACATCTGGTTTTGCTACTTTTCAAATGCAAAGTGCTTCTGGAAATGGCAGGAGAATTTTAAGTTATACTGGCTCTAGTTTGCGTTGGGATGTTGAAATTGGCGATAGTGTTGCTGAAAGTGGAAGCAACGCTGGTTCCAATTTTAATATTAATAGGTATGATGATGCCAGTAATTATCTTGGTGCTCCAATATCAATTAATCGAGCTTCTGGATTAGTAACGATTGGTCAAAGTTTAACAGTTAGTTCTGTTTTAACTGTTGCCAGTAATATACTTGGCGGTCTTGGCGTCTATGCTATGGGCCGCACTGACTTTGGATTAAGTGCTGATGCCAGCAACCGCTATTTCAATTGGCAAGCTGGTTGGTATGATTGGTGGCGTATCTCAGACGGTCTACGTGGTTGGTATTGCGCTAATAATGGTCAGAATATGACATTAGATGGTTCGTGTAATTTATGGGTTTATGGAAATATTACTTCTGTTAATACATTGACAGGTGCATATATTCATTCGACAGGTAGCATACAAGCGGACGGCGACAGCAACGCCAGCGGCGGCATGACGGCTGGGCGGATACGCGCTACCAACAGCATTATGAATGTCACAGGCATCATGTATGTGGCTGATAATGGCAACTACTACATGGGTCGCAGCAGTGCTGATGGATACTGGCGATTTGTTGAGAATGGCACTATCAATTTTACTATTGATACTGCTGGCACCATAACAGCCAGGGGAAATATATTTGGAGGCGTCATTCAAGCTAGCACTTACGTCTTGTCATATGGTCCCATCTATGCACGCGGCAATATTATGTATCTATGGTCAGATGATAGCATGGTTATTGGTTCTGGTGGTGCTGGTCGCATTATGCAATTTGCTGGCAACTGGTATTGGAATTGGAATGCTAGTAATGGTAATCTAAATTGGATAACTCCGAATGGCAGTTTGTGGATGATGGATGTTACTATGAATCGCGTTTATAATGGTCTTGGAACTGTTGGAGGATATGGACCGTATCAAGACTATTCTGATGAACGTTCTAAATTTGATATTGAATCATCAGATGTCGGACTGAAAGAAATTATGAAAATTAATCCAATCAAGTTCCGCAGGCTGAAGGGACTAGATAAAATTGAAATAGGTTTTGGTGCTCAGCAAATACGTGATGTATTGCCTGAGGCAGTATCACCATTCGGTATGACTTTGGGTCGTGATGAAATAGAAGATGAAGAGCCATCACTTGGTGTTGCTACAACTCCAATTATTGCTGCTCTAGTTAATGCAGTAAAGGAACTGTCTGCTAGAGTAGCAGAACTAGAACGTCCAACCATTCACTAGGAGAACAATATGTCTTCAATTCAAATTCCTAACCATACTGCTTTTGGAGGTATGACAAATCGCGTTGTTGCTAGTTTGATTAGTAACAATACAAATATGATTAGACTCAAAGAGGCAATTGCCACAGCATCTTCTGGATATGAAGGAACTCCTGGCACTCAATTTGAAGGCATGAATAACAATTTTGGTATTACTGCTAATCCAGATGCTCCTGGCCAGAAGGGCACTGAATACTCCTATGCTATGGATAGTCTAGCTCAAGCTTGGGATGCTTTCTGGGCAACTGCTCAGCCTTATCTAGCTGCACTAGATAATGGCCAAATGTCAATGTGAGGTAGACTATGACACTCATACTTATACTATTAATCATATTCCTCCTATTCGGTGGAGGCTACTACTATAGGTCAGGACCCACACCATATAACCCGTATAGTCCTGTAGGTATCTTATTTGTCATCATCATTATAATGTTGCTGTTGGCTATATTTGCTGGACCTAGATATGGCTGGTGGGGATATTGGTAAATGGCAGATGATCTAGCACTCAATAGAGTAGATCATGATTTGATGTGGCATCCCATACCACAAGTATTGATGGTTAATCCTTTGTCTGTTGTAGTGCAAAAGTATGAGATATGGTTAATTGAAGGTGCAGATAAAGTTGCTCAACAAATAAAAATTAATCTACTAACATTCTTAGGAGAATGGTTTCTTGACAGCACCCTGGGCGTTCCATACCTTGAGGAAATACTCATTAAGAACCCTCGCATGGCAAGTGTTGAAACTATACTTAGGAATCATATTTCTTCTGTGCCTAACGTTATACGCATCACTAGTTTTGGTCTTGGTTGGGACCGCCAGAAGCGCACTCTTTCTGTGGAATTTGCCTGCGATACTGATTTGGGGCCAATCCAAGAAAGTGTAAAGTTGGAGGTGTTTCCGCGTGTCTGATACGATCAATCCTGCTGATTATGGTTTGCTGTCTACTGGATTTTCGCGTATGCGCTTTCCAGAAATTAGACAACAAATCATTGATACTCTTCAAGCTAAAACTGGCCTTACATTTGAAACTAGAACTGATTCAATCACAGGTCAATTCATTGATACTTTTGCAGAACGTGAAGCTACAATGTGGGAACTAGCAGAAGCAGTCTATCATGCTATGTATCCTAACACTGCTACTGGCATTAGTTTAGACAACTCAGTTGCGTTTGCTGGTGTCCGTAGACTATTTGCTGAACGATCTACTGCTTGGTGTGCATGTTATGGAATAGAAACTACACCCATTCCTGCTGGTGCCATTATACGCAACAACAATACTCAAGACAATTTGATATTAGACAAAGATGTAACGATCTCTAGACAAAATACAATTGATGTAAACTTATCAGTAATGGATGCTGTAGTAGGGAATCAATATTGGATACAAATTAATGCTGTTACATTTACTTATACTTGTATTGCGGGAGATACAACTGCTTCTATTGCATTGGCTTTGTATAATCAATTACTGAATACACCATTGACTGTTGAACTTGATGTTAATTTCCTTCGCATGTATAGTATTGAAGCTGTTCAATTTGCTCTTCAGATATCCACTAACATACAAATAAACCAGATAGGATCGCTGGGTAATTTTACTGCGGAGTATTTCGGACCAATTGATGTATTGGCTAATCATTTGACTATGATTGTTTCTACTCAAACTGGTTGGACTGGTGTCAATAATATTGTAGATGGACAATTAGGACGCAATTTAGAAACTGATGATGAACTTAGACTGAGATATGATCTTGGTGTATTTAGACTTGGTGCTACTACATTAGAGGCCATACGCGCTAACATTCAGCAAAATGTTCAAGGAATAACTGCTGTTCAAGTATATGAGAACCAAGAAGATACTGTTGATGCTGATGGCCGCCCACCACATAGTATTGAAATAATTGCTCAAGGCGGCAATCCACAAGACATAGCTAATCAAATATGGTTATACAAAGCAGCAGGTATTGATACATTTGGTTCTATAACTGTTCCAGTAACAGACAGTATAGGCACTATACATGCTATTAATTTCAGTAGAGCAACTCCAGTTTATATTTGGGTTGATATTCAAGTAACATTATATGATGAGGAAACCTTCCCAGATAATGGTGGTCAACTTATTCAGTCAATTGTTGCTAATACTGGTAATTCTTTTGGTATTGGCAAAGATGTAATTGTACAACGTTTATACGGTCCAATATATGCAGATGTAGATGGTATAGGCAAGATGGATATTACTGTTGCTAGAGTTGATGATCCAGATACAGTTCCAGCGCCAGGAGATTATACTGCTAATAATATTCCTATATCACCAAGAGAATTATCATCCTTTACTGAGGCCCATATTACAGTGACGACAAACGCATGAGCGATACATTATTTCCTAATGATCATGCTGCGATTGCTTGGGGGCATTTTCTTGCCCAGCATTTCGACAAGATCAATACAGAGAATTTTGTTACATCATTTTATCCTCCACTCAATATACTTGATCAAGCATTATGGGATTTGTATGCTAAGAGATGGATTGATACTGCAACTGGAGAACAACTTAATGGTATTGGTTATATTGTAGGCATATCACGAGTTATTCAAGGTTCAGTTTATTTAGCATTCTTTGGATTTGCTACTCAAATAGCTGGTCGAGCATTTGGAGTAGCAAGAATGCGACACAAAGGTGAGCCATGGTCAAAGAGTTCTGTTCTAGCAGATGCTGAGTATAGAACTATAATCAGACTCAAGATAGCTTTGAATAATGGACATGGCACTGCTGAGGAAATAATGGCTGTGTATAATTTGACTTTGAATGTACAAGGAACAATAGTCAATGATGCTGGCAATGCAAATGCTAATGTTGTCATAAATGATTATATTCCTGAGAATGATCCTAGGTCTCAGTTGTATAACTATATGATACCAAAAGCAGCTGGCGTTAAACTCAATATACAAACGTTACCTGATCCACCCGCAACCCAGGAGGTCTAAATGCTTACTGTTAATATGGTTCAGGATGACTGGATCAAAGTGCTGGAAATACTTGCTGATTATCCATACAAGAGAGTGGCTCCACTTATCCAAAACCTACAGCAACAACTTGTTCCACAAATGCAGCAGCAACAGCAGCCACCAATGCCTCAAATGAAGGCCAATGGTGAGCTTCATGCGCCAGGAGGTAATAACTAATTATGTCAGCTTGGTGGGACCGATTCAATCAAAGTTGGGCATCTTCTGGCCCTCTCGATGATCCTACGCCAGCACAAGCAGCTGTTGGTTGGGATTATATTGGACAGGCCCCACCAACTGTTGAACAGTTTAATAGTGTTCACGCATGGTGGGATCAAAAGGACAATTGGCTTTGGGGCCAGTTAAATGGTGTTATAACTGCTGCTCATTATACAATGGTGGAGAACGATCCATTATTGTTACTCAAATCAATTCGTTTCTTGTTTGAAGCTCCTAATGACGGAACAATTTATGCTCGTGGCAATTTAGCTTGGCAAAGTGGAGGAACATTCAAAGGCAATCTTACTGCTCAAACTATTACTTCTGTTCTTGATTTAGTATCTCAAAGAGATGTAAGTGCCACGCGCAATATTAGTGCTGGCAATGCTATGAACTGTCTAAACCTTGGTGCCAGCAATAGTGTCTATGCAACCAATAGCGTCTCATCTGGCCTTGACATTTCTGCTGGTCGCACAATTTCTGGTGTAACACTAAATGCTAGTGGTAACATTAATGCTACAGCTGGAACTGTTACTGCTGCAACTATTCATTCTACTGGAAACGTAAATGCTGATCTTGATGTCGTTGCCAGTAGGAATATGAGTGCACAAAACATTTATATTTCTAGCGTGGTTAGTGCTCTGGATGTTAATGCTAGCCGCAATATGACTGCCAATGGTTATATGAATGCTCTTGGTCCTATTTATGTTGGTGGCAGTTTATTTATTGGTGGCCCTGGCTCGCCATTCACTATGGTTCGTGGTGGTGGGAACCAGATTGTATATCATGGCGGCAGTGATTGGTATGATCTATATCAAGAGTCATCAGGTGACCGTTATTGGGCAGGTAATGTTGGTGCTGGCGCCGAATATCTTATGACATTGAGAGGTGGTAGTTTATGGACTAAAACCAATATTTCTGCTGGTGCTCAATTATCTGGCAATACAGTTGTTGCTAATGGTATAACATCTAACGGCAACATTAATGCATCTGCAACTATTACTGGAGCTACTGTTCAAGCTACTGGAAACATTTGGGCTAGTAGTGGAACAGTTACAGCTGCTCAATTAACATCAAATGCCAATATTAATGCTGCTCAAGATATAGCTGCAGCTAGAGGTCTTTCTGCTGGTGGTAATATGACGTGTGGTGGTGCTTATTGTAACGTGCTATATGCTGGTTGGCCATCCATAGGTGATTTCTATCTCAATGTAAATCCCGCAAATAGCGGTCGTGGCGTTAATTTTCAAAGTGCAACGGTAGAGATTGAATATTCCCAAGCAGCCGCTACTCTGAGATATTACTGGAACAATCCAACATTAAATTGGGAGTCAAATGCTGCTGGTGATTTTTGGGTTAGAGGTGTAGTAAATCAGGCTTCTGATATTCGACTTAAATCTGATATTGATGATTATGATGGTGGATTGTCTAGAATTATACAACTACAACCACGTCGTTTCCGGCGCACAGATATTGGTCAAGATAATGATAGATTGCAAATAGGTCTAATTGCTGATGAGGTTCGGAAGGCCATACCTGAGGCTGTGTCTATATTGCAAGGCTTGCCGGAAGAAAGTGAGTTCCAAGATATATTGTCTCTATGCGATACTCCAATCCTTGTTACTATGATCAATGCTATAAAAGAATTGAATGATCGTTTGTCTAAAGTTGAGAAAGGATAAGGCAATGGTAAATGAACAAGGAGCCATTCGATCCGCTCAGAGGCGCATTCTTACTTATTGCCGGATTGATATGTCTAATTGCATTAACCAATCTAATGATATTTGCAGGATGTGTATTGAAAGTAGAAACATTATGTACAAGACCAACTAATATAGGACAAGTAACCTTGGAATTGATTACTGCTATTGCTGTGCTAATAGCAGCACGTAAGCCGCCAGGAGCGACATGAATATTGAGTCGATCAAAGTAACAGTGGAGATTGTTATGAGTGAACGTAAGCCACCAGGAACACCACCAGGTCACGGTGGAACTCCGCCAGGGCAAGGCGGCAAACCTCCTGGCCAAGAGAGACCACCAATAGACGCTCAACCAGAACATCCTATTGTTATTCCACCAGAGCAACCACCAATTGAACAGCCGCCAGTAGATGCTCAACCTGAGCATCCTATTGTTATTCCACCAGAGCAACCACCTGATATTGAAGTTCCTCCTGAGCCTGTAGAGCCTCCACCAACAGGTACACTACAAGTATTAGTAATGTTGAGTGGTCAGCAATATGTTTATAATGAGGTTGATGGTATTGATATTGGAATATATCAAGACCCAGATGGTAGATTTAGTGAACGATGCACTAGAGTAACAAGAGATGATTGTCCAATACGCTGTGACTTTAGGCGTATGGAAGGACGCACTAGTGTAGTATTTGGCCAAGGTTTCTGGCAAAATACAAATCATGTCAATCTGCCAGAATATACTGCAACTATTAGTGGTGATGAATTAAGTAAACCAGAATTATTGACTGTGCCATCACATTCTGCTTATCAACGTACACGATGGCTTTCTGGAGATTGGCCATTGCCTATTCGCAAGATGTCTGAACTATATGACAAGAAACTATTGCCTCGTTATAATCCAATATTGCCACGAGGTCATGTAATCAATTATGGATATCAGACCTATACACCTATGGGTCTAGCTGGCTTTACTGGTTACATGCCACAAACTGGTGGGCGTGGAGATATTGGCCATCTTACTAGTTGGCAAGGATGGTATGTTTGTCATGAGGATGATGAACAATCATTGGCCACAGTATTAGCTCAAGGCGAAGCCGCAGGAACCTTTACTTGGGATTTCTGTGACAAAGATACTAATGCTGTGATTGATCCGCTTAGTCAATATCCACAAGCAACACAATATAGTTCATCAGCAGGTAATCCATTCATTACTTATGCTCCTGGCGCCTCATATGTTCAAGCAACAATTTTTGGACCTCCTAATACAGTATTGTCTCCTGATGGTTCTCCACCAGCATGGAATTATTTAATGGATAGAAACAATCAGCAGTATCGCATTCCTGTTGATTTGACTATTGGTGCTGATGGGTCCGTTACCTCTACATTTGAATTATTGGGTAGTAATGAACCTGCATATGGCGATGCAACTGTACTTGATAATAACGGCAATACTATGATAGAGGTTGTTGCCGCTATTACTGAAGGCACATACACTCCAGGTAGCGGCATCACACTTGATACTGCCCATATGCCTGCTTGTTCTTATTTGCCATTTTTGCTTACTGGAGACCCATATCATTTAGAGAACCTACAACGACAAGTCTCATTTATCATTATGGAGAACCCATCTGCGCCTGTTCGTTCTTATGGAGTTGCTCAACCTCGGGCTTGCGGCTGGTCAGCAAGAACATTAGCAGCATGCGCTAAAGTATCGCCAGAGGACCCACCATCTTGGTTATTGCCTAGGAGCATTTATATACAAGCAATCAATGATTGGGTTGAGAAATTCTTCTACAAAGAAACTGTTGGTAATACTGGTAATCATCGAGCAATATTGAATCTAGTATCATCTAGTTATGCTGTCGGCGATGATGGCACAGAAACGAGTATACAAGGATACCAAGAGGATATTGCTCATGGCGGATTAGCTTGGATATCATTACTACATCCTGGCACTAAATGGGATGAAGTTGTACACTGGCACGCCAAACAAACAATGGCTAGACTTGATCCTAATAGTGGGTGGTCGCTCAGCGTTCCAGCACCATACTTCATAAAGGTAGCTCCGGCTGAAAATCAACCAGCCTATTCCTCATGGGGCGCTTGCTGGGATGGCAATACTGGAACTATGGGGCCATATAGTGATCAGGTCCCAGTTCCTAGTGCTGGTGAAATTGATTACTTTACTCATATGAGTGCTGGTATGAGTATAGCTTGGCAAGCTGGTTGTACAGAGAATGAAGAGTCATTGACTAGGCTAATGGATGCCATCCTTACAGCAACAGAGAATGGTGTAGAGATGGACGGCAACAGAGCAATAGCGGGGCCAGTAGAATGAGCTACATAGTGGATAATGTTGAAGAACATGAAGATCAAATAATAGATAATGGTCATTGTGTTCGTTTCTTGCAAGAAGCAGGAGATTTACCTATTACTGTTTCATGGAAACGAGGCGCAAAGGTTAAAGACAATACCAGCATACCTAAAGGCACATGCATAGCTACATTCTCTAAAGATGGTGTATATGAGAATAGAACAGATGGCGCTAGTCATTGTGCTGTATATTTAGGCCAAACGCCTGAAGGTCTAATTGTGTATGATCAATGGATAGGCAATCCAGTCTCCATAAGAACAATATGGTTTCGTGATGGCAAAGGCTCTGCTGCTAATGATGGTGATCAATATTATGTTATTGAATAGGATCAGTCAAGAACCTTTGTATATCTGTTAGACTACGGAACCATTGTGACTTGGTCTGTTTATTCTTCAATTCATTTAACAAACGATGATCTATTGTTTTGGGCACGATTATGTCGTGATATGTCACTTTATTCTCCTGGCCAATTCTATGATTGCGATCCTCAGCCTGTATACGATCTGTTGATGACCATGTATTGCTATAGAATATTGTGGTTGAGGCTTCATTCAATGTAAGCCCAGTCCCGCCAGAAGCAACTGTGATTACTAATGCTTTACAATCTTTCTCCTGGCGCCATTTGTCTATATTCAAGAACCTATTAGGCCCATCGCTTCCAGATGAGACGCCTATTGCCCGGATGTTCGCGTTAGCTAGTTCTGAAACTATAAGGTTTACATCCATTATAAAGCGACAGAATATGATTACTTTACCAGAAGCATCTTCAACTAATTCTGAAACAAAATCAGCTCTATGAGATGGTATGATCTCTGTGGCTCTAGGATCATCGGATGTATTCACATGACCGCACAATACTTGCTGCAATCGCATCATCTTTGTTATTGCCATAGTCGCATCTACAAGTTCACCAGTCTTTAGTTCATACAATAGCTCTTGTTGTAGCTTATTGTAGATATGCTCTTGTTCCTTGGTCATAGCTATTTCATGAGTGACATAAACTTTGTCAGGTAAGTCTAGACAATCCTTCTTGCGCTTCTGGTAGGCAAATGGAGCGATCCTAGAAGCTAACAATTCTTCATTACGATAGCCAACTATTTGTTTGAAGATTTGACCACTCGCAACTTGTCTCCTATCTTCTATACAAAACATATTCTTGAATGCTGTATAGGAACGTAATCCAATAATGTTCTCATTAAGAAATTTGAATTGTGAGTATAGACCCTCAAGACCTTCCTCTGCTTCTGTCCCTGTAGCAATCCGTCTGATCTTTGCATATGCTCCTAGTTCCATTATTGCTTTTGTTCTTTGAGCAGTAGGATTTTTAATCTTGTGGCTTTCGTCTACTGCCATATAGGTCATGCGCCGCGCCAGGAGTATTCGCTTCACATAGTCCTTGCCACCACCAACTGATAAAGCTTCAATATTCATAAGGAATATTAGAACTTTGTTCGTTGCTAGTATTGATCTTGTTTCTGCCTCTTTCTTTTCAAGTGAACCTCCAGAGCGCCATATTTGTATCGCCCATTTATCATAATTTGGAGGGGCATGCTTTATAAATTCTGATTTCCAATTCACATGTACATTGTTTGGAGCTATGATGATAGCACAGTTGATCAAATCTCTTTCAATCAGATTTACTATTTCATCTACAATTATTTTGCTCTTCCCAGTTCCCATTTCTAGAAATAGTGCGAAGCCTATCTTACCCCATGCTAGTTGTAGAGCCTCCAATTGATGATCATAGGGATCAGTATACATTACTAGATCATTGATGCTGTCCATTCTATTGCCTCTCGTTTCCGTTACTACTTTCGATTTAGAAGCCTTTCTAGAGCGGTAATTTATACCCCGCTACTCCCCTACCGACTACCCCTATACGCGCCGCCTAGCACCTGTAGAAAGAGCGGGAAAGCCTATGTTTACTCCGCCGCGAGCGCGCGCGCGGGAGAGCCGACGGACCCTATTGCATGATTCTCTTGTGCCTTGTTTCTTGTATAATTCAATCTTGTTCCCATGTTAGATTTCTCTGTTTGTGTTCTTGTTCCCTCTCCTAGAAACCTAAATCTATCAACATAAACTCTGCGTCCATTGCGTGCCATACCACCAAATATAAACCAATCACCAATGCTGTAATCGTTAATCAATTGTAGTCCCAATGATGGATATTTGAATCTTGATATTGTCGCGTAAGCAGTTGCAGTATCATCTTCAATCAATAGATTGAGCCACGTGTCCATCGGAACCATTACATTGTTTCGTTGCACTAAGAACATAGTTTCATTGAGTGACCTTTCGTTTCGATGCACTATCTTTGCCATTAGTGTTATTGGACCTTCATAGTCATCAGGCAAATCAATTAAGTCTCTGCGAGGTATATGAATGATGTTATACTTCTTTGGATTCAAAATTACTTCACCAAAACGTTCTCTGCCTTCAAATATGTTATCAAATGGAGTTGTTATTTCCTTTGGCCATTTATATTGTGCTCCAGCACGGCGCGCCAGGAGTATATCATTGGCTTTGCGTAATCCAATACCTTTAATGTTTGTGAGACCTCCTAGAAATGCTCCATCTTCATAGCTCCAAGTAACTTTGCTATGGTCTAAATCATATGGTTTGAAGGTATAACCAGCACGATCAAGTTCACGCAAGTAACGTTTAATGCTATCCTCAAAATTAGTGTTACGAATATTGGCTAGAGCAAACTCAATAGGATGATGAGCCTTCAATACGCAGCAGAAATATGACAGCATACCGTAAGCAACTGCATGACTCTTATTGAATGCCCACGACCCCATCTTATTGACACTATCCCATATCCTCCTGGCCGTGGTCTCATCAATGCCTTGTGACATGGCACCTTCCCTGAACCGTTGCCAGAAACGATCAAAGTATTCAATGCCAAAAGACTTGGACATAGCCTTGCGTAATGTTGAGGTATCTTCCCATGATAGCAAGCCAATCTCGCGAACACAATTCATAACTTGTTCTTGATAGACTATGACGCCATATGTATCTTTGGTATAACGTTCCATAGATGGATGAATGTATTCAATTTGTTTCTTGCCCATACGACATTGGACCCACTCGGCACTGGCGCCAGAAGCAAATGGTCCTGGTCTAGCTAATGCTGTTAGACAAGCTATGTCGTCAAAACGATCTACAGTTAGTCTCCTGGCCAGAGTTTGTAACGCTTGACCTTCAAACTGAAATATACCACAGAACTGGAACTTGCGCAATACTTCAAAGGCTTTGTCATCATCTAATGGATGCTTGAGCAATTGATCGTATGTCCAACCAATAGCATCTAGACAATCGCTGATAATGGTAAGTGTCTTGAGACCTAATGCATCTATCTTCATTAGGTTGATCAACTCAGCATCATATTTATCAATGTGAACAGTATTTGTTCTGACATCCTTGGCTACATAATTGATGAGAGGCTCATTGGTTATAATGACGCCTGCTGCATGCTTTCCAGTAGTATGAGCATGATTCTCTATTTCTCCAGCTATTACCATAGCAGGATATTGTTCAATAAATCTTTGTCCAATTTCTAATTCTTTGAACGTATCAAGAATACATAGTCCTGCTCTTGAGTCTCCACTTGATCTCTTGAGCATTGAGTCTTTGAGTGCTATAGTATCTTCATCAGGTATCTTTAGTGCTTTCGCTGTTTCTCCAATAGCGGATTTAGGTTTGTATCTTAGAACTGTACCAAGTCTAGCCACATTCTCCTGGCCATATTTGGCTTGGATATACTCAAATACCATTTCTCTCTTATTGTCTTGAAAGTCAATGTCTATGTCGGGCAAGTCATAACGAGTAACATCAATAAATCTTTCAAAAATAAGACCATGCGGGAGAGGATCAATATCAGTAATACCCAATAAATAACAAACAAGAGAACCACAGCTACTTCCGCGAGCAGGTCCAACGAGCATGTTAGCTTTAGCATAGCGCACCATATCTGTTATGACATAGAAGTAATCATCATATCCTTTATCATTGATGAGCTTGAGTTCATAGTCTAGTCGATCATTGTATATTTGGTTTAATTCTAGACCACGGCTCCTGGCGCCCAATATGCACATGTCTCGTAATGATTTATCCGATTGATATTTGATATTGGTTGCTGTTTGTATAGTAGCATTACATTCTTCTGCGAGCCTGTCCGCCAGGAGAAAGGCTCCATCAGCAATATCCATCTCGTTACGCAATCCCCATTCATCCATAATGTACATAGGGGATGGTCGATCATTGCGGAATTTCCTAGCTAGTATTTCATATGCGGAGCGATCATTAGCAGTAATCATATAATTATCAGATATAGCAACAACCTTTCCATCTAGAATTGAGCTCCTAGTAGATGGATGACCCGACCGGAATACACGTGACCCGAGCCTAGGTCCATCTCCTAGTCCTGAACTACCGCTGAGAATTATGATGTCTTTACTGAAGCCATTAAGTCTAATGAAGGGTAATCTAGGAACAAAGTAAAAGTTGCGTGATGCTTCCTCAACAGCAGAGTATATCTCTTTGAGACCTGCATTAGTTCTTGCAATTAATGGTATCCAAAATATGTTTTGGCGACGTTCTCTAATGTTGACATCTTTAACAAAAGCTAGCTCAATTCCAAATAGAGGCTTAATGCCCGCAGTCTTACACTGCTTGCTCCATTGAACATGACCAAAGGTAGAGTTGCGATCTGTAATGGCGGCGGATTGACATTCTAATTCTTGTAGTCTACTTATGACCTTGGGAATGGGCCCATATGCCCACCCAAATGAAAACTCAGTCCTTATCTGTAATTGTGTAATCACGATACATGTCCAGTTCTTTATTTGTTGGCATCATACTTGCATAGATGTCAGCCATTGTTCTCAATTTTTCCTCAAGTCTTATTGTATCATTTAATATTATTTCAGCATCAGATTGAATAGATTTCCATTTCTGTACATCCATTAATCCTTCATCATCTACTTCCCAAAATTTGGGATTGGAATACACCGCTATGTTTTTGAGTCCTTGTATAGTTTGATCTATTGCCATACCTAATATTCTTGCTCTCCTACGATGTTCATAACGCTCTTGGCGGTGCTGTGCTAATTCTGCCATAGTTGTAGGTGCTTTCATTGTTTGAACTCCACCATTTTCCTATAGATCATAGTTTTGTAAACACTAACTAATGCCATTGTGTCTGATTCTGCTCTATGTGCTTCCTCAAATCCTTGACCAAACAACTCAAAATGGAGATCACTAAGAGACATACGATGCCCTTTGATCTTCATTATTTCTTCAACAGTACAAATGTTTTTGGGAGGCCAGGGAAAATTTGTTACTCTGTTAATACGTTTCAATTCATTCTCTAACATTCGTTTATCAAATTGAAGATTGTGTCCTATGAGATGTGTTACTCCAATAAAGAATGAAGAGAGTTGTCTATAGTATCCAGCAAATGGCTTCTGGCCAGATACCTCTTCATCAGTAATACCATGAATGTTAATTACCTCTAATGGTATTCGTATTGGTGGTTTAATTAATGTAGTATATATGTCAGTAATGTTAAAATCATAATCAGTCTTTACGCAAGCAATCTCAATGATGTGAGGCTGGTGTGCAAGGTCTGCAGCTTCGATCGCCAGGAGTGAGGTTGTTTCTGTATCCATGAAGATGATCATTGTTCTTTTACTCCATCAAGTTCAAGTAACATAGTTGCATAAACAGCTATGTCTTTGAGATGGTCATCGTGATTAGGATGTTCAAAGTTATTACAGTATCGGGATAGCTTTGTTATCATATGAACTATAATACAGAACCTATTGAAGTCAATATGCTCAGATAGGTTGACACCTTTAGGAAACAATGATCCTAATACTGCTCCTGCTTCCTTGTAACTGTCTCCATACTGTTTGTTTCTTTCTTCATATAGATTTGCTAGTTGTGCTAGTTGTTCGCTGGGTCTCATCAGTATTTCTTCCCTCCTGGCGCCATACGGTGTTCAATCTTATGATCTGCTCTTACTTGATTGTAATAGAATTTCTCTGCGAAACAAGTTCCCAAATTAAGTCGCAATCCTCCTGCCAAATCAAATATGCGTATGAGAGCATCAGCCAATTCTACTGTAATTGATTTCTGTAGCTTTATATGTTCATCATTAGCATCTTTACGATGCCCTTCCATTGCTTCACTGATCTCACTATGTATAAGGCACAATAGTTCTCCTACATTGCGTTCCTTATCCCACCAATGATTTGCTCTTGCTGCTCCATGACATTGTGCTACTAGTTGTTCGATCATTACTCCCATCTTGTAGTATGTATCTACAGTAATCACAAAACCATTGGTATCTGTATCTGTGAGCATCACGCTCTCCCTTTTGCTAAACCATACTTAAGCTGTAACATTTTTCTAATTGGTTCTATTTCATTAGCAATATTATTCATTCGTTGCATATCACCATCAGTTTCCTCTAGTCCAGGATCAAGCATATTCATTATTGATGAAAATAGATGTTCGGCTCCAGCAACAAATGCTTCATGTAAATCATCCGCAGGGTCATGAAATCCTTTCTTCAAGCATAACAAACGATATGTTTGCCAACCTGCTTCTAGTAGTTTACCTTCATTGGCTAAAGTCTTAGTGATGTTTTCTGCCATTCGACGTATTGTTTCGTCTGACATTTATTACTCCTGGCGCAGTATGTCGAGATACTTCATTGCTGCCCAAGCTTCTGTTTCGTTCTGGGATTTACCTGTTGATTTGACCTCTTTGTCTAGTTGTTCTTTGAGATATGCTGCTAGTTTTTTATGAGCATCTACATTACGGGGCATAATGAATAGTGCTGACCAAGGCCATTCTATAAGAACAACAGTAATCATTTGCGTCAATACTTCAGCATATTCATCTTGCACTCGTGGTGTCATACGTTTCTTGACAAGATCAGAAAAATTACGCAAGTTAATCTTCATACAAATATTGGTGAGTATATCTGTGGGCAATACTCCACGAGCATCTTCAGGTTTGACGCCCATCTCAATTAGTTCACGATACGTGTCCGAAATATCGTGCATAGCATCTTCATATCGCGCTTCTGCTTTATGATTACCTTTAATTGAAGGGCCAACATGATAATCAAATCCAGTCATATCAACTATACGCATAGCTTGTTGCGCATAGCTTGCTGTTCTTGTTCTTACTAATTGATGAGTAAATGCTCTTGATACTCCCTCAATACAAAAGATCAGATCAACGAACTCCCAACTGCTAGGAATAGTTGTAGACATATATCTGAGTTCTTCCATCTTGCGCTCCATGGGCCAGGAGCATATCTCATCCATTCCTTTTGGGCCCATATTGAGCCTAGTATTCTTGGTGAAGATCAGTAGTTCGATGGCTTCTGGCGTAGCATGCAGTAGTGTTACATTAGGCATTGTATCCTCCTTTAGTATTATCCTTCATTAGTTCAGCAATTAATTTTTGTCTTTGATCGGATGGAGTTTCACAATTTTCACACCATAGATGTCTACTACCAGTAGGTTGAAATATTTTACCGCAATTCTTGCACGGTTTTGGATTGAAATTAGACTTTGCTCGTTTATGTTTAATCTCATTTTTGGTAACATTGCTGTGATTATTTAGAGCAGAATTAATATCCTTCTCAATAGTATTTGTGAATGCATCTAAATGTTGTATACCATCACTAAATCCTTCTCTAGTCTTCAATTCTTCACTTGATCTTTTAGCATGATAGTATAGTTCAGCCCAGTTTACTTTAGGCATTTTTATCTCCTATTTTGATCAGTCGCGCATAGTTGTTGCGTTGTTCGATGAATTTGGTTATTACTCCTATGTCTTTCATTACATCATCAAGTAGTATTTGTCTCCATGTAGCGTATCGTCCCAGTGAATAGATGTTCCAATTATCAGTGGCCCACAGTATAAACTTCTGGCGCTCATATTCGTCTATTGGAACAATCTTGCCATAGTCTTGTTCCTTTTGAACTATGTTGGTAGCTATGATACCATGATTAGCAAATAGAATGTCAAGATATTGATCAATAAAATCTTTTGATCCTATTCCAGCAGGATTAAAAGTAAACTCTAATGTCATTCTGTTACCAGTAATGCTAACTCTATAAGGTTCATCAACACCATATGGAACATATAGTGTTTGATATACATCAACATCTTCCAGATCACAATTGATAGTCCATATCTTTTTGGTATGGAAATTAAACTCCGACCAACCTGGATAATTGATTATCTTCATTAAGATGGGCATTGAGATTGTTGAGATGATAGGTTCTTTTTTATCAATTCCGCAGAGACAATCTTTAGCATCATGGGCGAATAGAATTGTAGATCCAATACTACAGGTGTACACGAAGTCGTTTGGTGCAATAAAGCGTGTAACCGGGTGTACATCAACAATAGATCGTTGATAGATACCTCCAGTTGATTTGATAGAATAAGAATTGAATTCTCTGATAGTTGGAGTATTTGTGATTGTTTCATCTTCAAGTAAAACCCCTTTGTATACTGTTACTTGCTTAAATGGAATGCCTATAGCATCTCCAACTATAGATGATCGAAAACGTAACAAGGCACTATGATTATTTGGTAACGATCCTTGCTGTTCATATACTATAGGGTCATGATGTGCTAATCTCCTGGCCGCCAGGAGTCCAGCTAATCCTGCTCCTATAATAATCATGATCTCTGATCCTCAAAAAATTCCCATTCTGGTTGATAGCCTTCCAACTTATACATGTATCCTTGCTGATACTTGAAAGGCCATTGCTTTCCATATAGTCTCTGATATATGCTTTTCAAAACACTTAGATGTTTACTTGATAGTCTAATATCATTAAAGTTCTTATCAGCAATGTCAAGTAAGTCTCGTTCAATTTGACTGAGCTGACTACCTTTCTTTTTGGCTTCATATAGAAAATCTTTGAATCTCATTACTTCAATGGGGTCACTAATCAAATTATATGGTATCTTCTGTCCAAGCCTCTTGATCTTTTCTTCCATTGGCAATTCTTCATCTGGAATATCTTGTACATTTGATGATTGTTCATAATCATCATGATATATTGTATCAATTTGTTTTGCCATCACGTTTAATTTTGTTTCGTATCTATCCAATCTGTCCAATAGTTCTTTGGCTAGATTGAGAGGAATATAAGTGTTGTTCATTTTGCTCTCCTATATTAGTGGGCATTGGGAGGATGGGTGGAGGCCATCCTGTATAGTTTGCCCAATACTATACCGCGACCAATCTTTCTGTCTTCGCTTTACCCAGGCACAGTTTACCCATACAATAACAGGGGTGAATCCATTGAGGCCCATTATTGTTAGGGAGAATGGTCATGTCGCCATGTGCGCCCATCATGTGAAAGGAGACCCGCCTGGAACCTCTACTCGTTAGAATGAAGGAATATTATCACCACCCAAATCAGCATTGGGCTGTTCCCAATCGCTCTGTTGAATACCACCTTCCAGGAAATGTTCCTGTAGTAGTATAGCCTGCTTAAAGATAGCATCACCTTTCGGCATATCTTGTGTCTTTACATGCATATTATCCTTATTGGTATTCTTTACGATCTTGGGAGACCACCAAGATTGACCTTGAATATTACGCACCAAGTCTAATGTCATCTTGTATGTGAAGTAATAGAATGGTGGAGTAATAGTCTGACCATTACTCATCTTCATCCTGGTTTGTGTCAACATCGTGGCCAGGAGATTAGCCACACGATTACCTGTGCTTCTCAGATTGAAGAAACTAGGATCAGTCTCTCCAGTCTGAGTATTGATATCCAAGATAAGAAATGATCTCTGCTTATCTATATAATGACCTTCCCTGGTCAAAGGATTAAGAGCATCACGCTGAGCTGGTTCGCACAATGCTTTCCAACCTTCATCTGATCCCCAAATCTTTATGAGACCAGAACCAGGATTGTTACTTGCCCATTCAATAGTCTGTTTTTGATGACCAATAACACAAATGATCATCCCCTCCTGGCCAGGAGTCAACTTGTTACTTGCGGTATTATAAAACATACCTGCTTTCGCACCAGGAACATAGGCACTGCCACCTTCCTGAACTTCAGGATTAAGTGGCTGTAGTATCTTGAGACGCGGAACAACTTGTTCATTACGATCAAATACTGTATTCTTTTGTGCCAGCTTGGCCAGCATTTCCTCTTCTGCTGTGAGAGTAGCAGGAAGGTTCTCAGTCACGCTGTCTTGCCGTATTACACGCTTTGCCATTGTGTTCTCCTATTCTATGACCGTTATGTTGTATCTGTGTACAGAGAAGATGTCTTCAGGTATTACTTTGTTTTCCCTTTCCATTTCCTTTCCCCAGGCATTGAGAGTTTGGTAATTGATATCCTTTTTGACTAAATATTGTATCTTCAAATTATCCAATACATATTTGATCTCTGGTATGCGTCTTGATCCTTTACCTAACGAAATATCAATTGTAGTCTTGACCATGCCTTCATGACCGTGTTTCGTTAGCCATTGATCGGCTAACTCCATACGTTCTGGTGGTGGTCTATTAAGTATAAGGACAGGCTTGACTACAATATCAAAGCCACTCGACAATGAGAACTTATTGAGGCCAATACTGGCCATCATTGTCGGGAGATCAATGGAGGATATTTGTTTGAACTGGTCTTGTTTAACTTGTAATTCTGACTTTAATGATTCTATTTGCCTTTCAATCTTTACCATTTCTTCTGCTAGTTTGACTATATTTTGTATACTGTCTGACATTTCTACTCCTGTTATTTGATTGTTAACCTCCAGTAACGGGAGATGGACCCTGCCAGGCCCACCTCCCTGGGAACAAACACGAGCACTCGCTCGACATCGAGCGAAACGCGAGTATAGCGGATCGCGCGGGGAAGTAAAGAGGGTGTTTTTACTGTTGTTTTTCTCTCAAGACACAAAATCAGTCAAATATCTTCTAGATGAAAACCATCTTTCAGCAGGTGACTGATGTCGTTTTCTATATCCTTTTTCACGTTCTAATCTTAGTTGATAAAGACGTGCTCTAGATATATTGAATATATGTTCAATTGTTTTAATAGGCAAGCCTAAATTCACAGCTCTAAACATGCATTGATGACGTTCCCAATAGATTTGTTGCCATGCAATATTCTCTGGTAAAATACTTAGCCATCTATCGACATCAATACCATTTTGCTTTGCTAATACAACCAATCGCCTTTTTGTTTCTGAATTAGTTTTGATACCCATATTTTTGAGATGGTGTTGAATAGTTTGAGGAACCACTCCATAACTCTTGGCAATTGATTCTATAGATTCACCAGCCTCATATCGCTTAAATGTATCTTTATGGCGTTCTGCTGATGCATATACATATCCCATATAATTCTTTTCCATTGTTCCTTTTCCTTTCACCAGCGCAGTGCTGGCTGAATAGGCGGCCAGAAGTATTTGCTCCTGGCGCCCATTCCGTCAATACTGCTATCTTTCTACATCATACACAAGCATTGCATTGTTAAATGTATTTGTTACCCAGCCTTTTACTGCTGGATAACAAAACTTACCACATTCAGGACAATGCATAGGCAGCCGTGGATTTACCCAACAGAGTTGAGTTCCACAGCATTGTGTTTGTATTAATCTAAATGGCACCTTCTGGGTTTCTCTCCATCTCATCTCACTGCCTCCAGTCTACCACCAATAAGATGAGCAACATCAGCTATCCTGTATTGGTATCTATTTTCATGCGAAGTATACTTGCCTACTTTGACAAGTATAAGATCATGCATGACCACAATATCTGGAGGCGAATCATTGTGCCAAGTAAGGCCATTCAACTCTAGATCGTGGGGTGCTATGGCAGTAATGTCATGAGACATCTTGCCTTCCACAATCAAAGTGAACTTTTCGTCCATTGTTCCATCCTTTCTAGACAGAGTTAGTTAGGCTTTCCAGCGCAGCGCTGGTGGAATATACGATCGTATATACGCGACGTAGATACGTTCGTATATTCCATCAATACTGCTAATCCATTCTGGATACTTCCCAAGTTCCATCTTTTTGTCTTATCATTACCCACGCATGTTCATACATCGTTATTTCTTCATCACGCAAATATGTTCTATAGATCGGCAATATTGGTGGATCACCTGGATACTTTAATTTGTCATTTGCTATTAATTCAAAACCTGCAAATGAACTCCAGCCACCAAATACATATCTTTCTTGGAATTGTTCTTTGGCCGGTCTAGGATCATTTTCAAGTAAGAATGTTGGGAGATAACCAAGCATATCAGGATGCGCTCGTGGATGCATAGGTATCCATACAATTGCCATTGTTCCTTTTCCTTTCTAGTTCCAGCAACAGCGCTGGCGGATAGGCGGCCAGGAGTATTGTTCTTCTGGCGCCCATCCGTCAAGGCTGCTATTCAGGATGCTGTGTAGGTCTGTTCAACTTATCATTATTGGGTATCGCAGATACATCCTCATCCAATACGTGTTCAACTTTCTTCTCTAATTCTTTGATTTTTCGATCTTGTTTCTTGACAATACTCTCAAGTCTCTTCAATCTCTCTGATAATGTTGGTGGTCTCTTCTGTGGTTTCTTCACTCAGTTGTCCTCCATATTGCACTATAGGACAAGTAGATAAAGCCCAGCTGTGTTGTCTCATTACTGCCAACTCGCAGTAATACAACAATATCATTTGAACGTTTCACAGAATCAACCTTAGTCACTCTGCCGCCAGTAGATACTGTTTTGATTTCCACAACTTCCCACAATGTTCCGTGGTATAGTCGGCCATAGTTGACTAGTCGCAGGCCGATTTTTACCTGGGACCTATGCAAGAATATATTGTCTAATCCTTGCCAGGTCTTGGGAACATTCACACCAACAACATTGGGTCCTTGATACTTGCGATGCTTACTGATCTTTATGATCGCCATTACTCTGGGTCCTCCATTCCAATAGCATTTTGGTGTAGAACAACCCAATCACACAGTTCTTTAATACTGCGGAAGCTTGGCGATATACTCAATTGATCCTTTTTGACCGCGTATTGAGCAATACCACTTGCAAAAAACGAATGTATTCTACACCGCTTTTCGCGCATGATTCTTTCAGCAGCATCAATATTGTTTCTTTCCATTGTTCCATTCCTTTCTAGCCCAGCACTATTGCTGGCGGAATAGGCTACCAGAATGTTACTCCTGGCGCCCATTCCGTAAGCGATAGTATAGCGCGTCCTAGGCTTTTGGTCTAGTTCCTTGTTTCTTCAAACAGATTATCTTGTTATCGGAACATTATAGATGTGTGTCTACGTTTCATCATCTATATCTATTGGCTCATCGTGCCAATAGTTCGGATCAGTAAATATTTCTGGACGATACTTGGTCATCTTTGCTGCTTTGCATTTATCGCAAACATAGCAACAAAAGATACCACGAGCATCTATTAGTGCAAATTGTTCTGCTTTATCACATTTGTGATACCGCAAATCCTCCATTGTTCCATTCCTTTCTAGACCCAGCAATAATCGCTGGCGGAATGAGCAACCAGGTCATTACTCCTGGCGCTCATTCCGTCAACCTTGCTTTACTATATACCCAGCACGATTAGACTTGAAGATTTTACGCATACTCTCATCAGCATTCACTAGAGTATCATTGATGAACGTTCGTTCACCGCTCTGATAATGCCGCCAATGACCCATACGGATATGGGCAACTGGACTAGCATGCGTTCCACCTTGGCTAGCACGACGCTCTGTTGGAGAACGCATAAACGTCGTGATGTATTCCTCGCTCGACACTTTTGTGTAAGGTGGTATCGGTGGCTTTTTGTTCTTGATACGTGCCCGATTTAACCTATCATCAACACGCATCGTCTCTTTAGGTATGCCTCTAGTATTGAGCATTTGAAGCGCCAAGAACGCAGGCTCCATTATGTTAGCACCTGCCGCTTGTAAGGCAGCTTGCGCTCCATGTTCCTTACCCATTTCGTCTGCATATGCATTCCAGAAATGCATAGGAAAACGAAACTGGACCGGAATTATCGAGCAAGCATACTTCGCTCCAGGCGGGCGATCCATTTTGCAATAGAGCGCACCACGATCACCAACACATAGCATTGGCTTTCCAAGGACATTCATTGGCTCGATTGCTGTGATCTCAAAGTCACAAGCAACAGCCTTTCCATCGACTGGGAAAGGATTCACCAAGTATATAGAAACAGCGTCGTGATCACGACCAAAGGCAGCATCCAATTTTGGATCGCTCCAAGTATGGAAGAATACCCAAGGTTGCGAAAACGGATGACCAAGAGCACCCTCATAGTATAGGTTTGATGCCCTTTCGCTGCTCTTTATGATGAATTCGTTAGGCCAGAAACCAAAATCAATAAACCTACCGGCAGCAACAGCTGTGGCAAGCATATCTACCATAACATCCAACTCTTTTGTAGTTGGCATATAGTTGATGTCCATTCCTGGTCCAGAACTCAGCATCTTGGCTAGAGCCATCTCACGAAATTTTGCTGGCGTAATCTTTGCCAACGAAACATTACTCAAGTCTGTGAGACTGTAGTTTTCCATTGTTCCATTCCTTTCTAGACTAGCACAACGCTAGCGGAATGAGCCGCCAGAAGCTTGTTACTCCTGGCGCTCATTCCGTTAAGGTTGCTTACAACTCATCCTCATTGATGGCCTCATACGCATCATCGTATATCGGATGAGGCGCGACGCCAGCAGCAATTCGCTTCTGGTTGACGATGGTCATGCAGTTCAGACATACTGGTTCGCGAGAACCAGTAATTGCTGAAGTGGACGGCACTCGATGTGGATTGAAGCTAAAGATTTGTCCACAGCAAATGCAATGTCCCGTTGCCAAAACATATCCCATCAAACATCATCCTTCAAGATTGTGAAGATGATTCCTTCTGCCGTTAAACCAAATTCGGATTCAATACTGAATTGTCCTTTGAGAAAGGCAGCGAAGGCATCGGCAATTTCGTCTATTGCCTTGATGGGCGTATCTTGGTATGACGGCCAAGATAGCTTTATGTTGTATTCCATTGTTCCATTCCTTTCTAGTGCCGTTTCATCCTTTTGGAATCATCGGGTGCGACACACATCGCACTACGGCGCTGGGCGCCAGAAGCGTATATACTCCTGGCGCCCAACTTGTAGACTTAGGCAACAGCCTCTGTGGTAGCAGGAACTGTCACCTTTGCGCTCTTGCGCGCGCGGGTCTTGGCCTTTGCGGCCTTGACCATCGCTGCTGACTCAGCCTCTGACTTCCACTCAAAATCTGCGGAAGCCCCAGCGCTGGGCCGAGTAGCGTTGTAGGCACGTGCCTTCATAGCGTTGTTCTCGATCATCTTGGCCGCAACAACCTGCGCCTCAGTCTTGGAGGTATAGGTTGCGACGCGAGTGATCTTGTGGTGTGAATCCTCAAGGTATGAGTTCTGATCACCCATCACACGGATGCTGTTGTGGATAGGCTGATCAAAGTTAGGATCGCGCGCACCCACACAAAGCAACGACCAAAATGCCGTGGCGGAAATGTTCTTCCGCACCGACACATAACGGCCACCATCAGTAGTGTTCTCCACAACATAGACGTGAAACACTGGCGTAGCCAGCGCTGTGGAGGAACGCAAAGAGGCAACCTTGGAAGCAGTCAACTTAGCCATTTGAAGTGTCCTTACTAGGGTTTGGGTCTGCGTTTTGTTTTCTGGGCTTCCCACCAGCGCGTATATACAAATGCATATACGTGGCCGCATTAACAACGATGTACAATCCCGCCAGAGGCTACATACATCGTTGCCCCTAGAAAGGAACAACGGATCATCCTTTCAGTGCGCTGTTTTGCCAGCGTAGATATAAACGTATCTACGCCAGGTATTCAGCCTTGAAAGGATTAGTCCTGATTCACTATATACCATACTCACATACCGGCTTGCGCGAACTAGGGGCGCATATCCTGCCCACTCTAGTGGCTTCCCGTATGCTTTCTGATATACCGTTTCAACGTGTGAGCGTTGGAGGTCAAGGTTCAAAACGCTCTAAGCGCGACCCAACTAGTTGGTCTGAGCTGGCGGGTAAATCCATTCGCTTTCGCTACTATTCCCGCGCCAGGCAACCTTGACGGTCACCTGCCCTTATCGCTTCCCTGACTACCCTGGCGGAGAGGCTTAGAAGCCTCTCCTATGGGCGCTTAGAGCCTAGACGCTAGCCTAGTGCCTACCCTATCGGGAGGTGCCTAGACGCGCCTAGGGGACGCCTAGAAGTGCCCTAGCGTGGGCCTTCCGGCTTCCCGAGATGTCCTATTCTCCTGTCTAAGATCGCGGGAGGATTTTGTTACGCTAGTCGATCGGGCCTTCCTGTCGTCCACCGATCTAGGGATTAGGGTAACACAATTTGGTCCTTGGGGAAAGACTTCATTTTTAGACGGATCTTTGTTTTTAGACGGCAGTCCTTGGCGGGTCAAACAGGCCGACTAGGCTACCTTTTGAGACCTGCCCTTTCCCGAGCCTAGGATGTGTGCTAGGCGTGCGCTAGGGGTTGACCCAGCACTACCCTAGTGCCCCTGCAATCGTTCGCGTTTGTACCCTGCTTGTTCCCGTTACGTTCTGCTCAATGATTTCAATGGGTTATGGGCCAAAAATGCTAAACATTTGTTAATCTGTAACGCAGGCTACTGATTGGTAGTTCTGGATATGTTCTCTTTTAAATGATTGATGGTTTTGATCCTGGAAGGATACTCCTGGCGCTTTTGGGCGCCAGGAGCCTAGTTTGAGACCCTATTGGATTTTACGTCTATTGTATCTGACTCTTAGTTGCTGTGCTTTCTCTTGTACAATCTTCGCATGCTTATGCCAATCGTCTAATTCCTTGGCATCCTCTTCATTAAATGTTGAGGTGCTAGAAATGACCTTGGCTCGCCTTTGAAATGCTTTGAGATACTTGTCACCAGCATCTCTTTGTTTCTCTTGAGTATTCTCTTTCAGAGGTTCAAAACTCAAGGCTATCCTAGTTTTGAACCTACTGGCCCGTTCACCAATACAGACAAGCTCAAAATGATGGAGATGTCTTTTCCAGGACTCATAAGCTCTTTTGAACGTTTCATCATGATCACGTTCAATTGCGCCTACAAGTCTTTTGGGAATACCATCATACTTCTTGTAGTCTGATGGTAGTATCCCAACCTCCATCATTGTCTCTTCAAGTTCATCCAGATACAGAACTCCATTCTGGATTTTGGGCATAAGCATGTCTATGACTTTGCGATATGGATTGTACTCAGGCATCAATTGTCTCCTTGACTTGTTGAGTTATTGCCTTCTGATTTCGTAATGGGCAAGGACATATGAAAGTCAGTGCTTCCATATGTTTTCTGATCCTATTGAGTCTATGCATTACTTCAGGCAATTCTGTGCCCTGGTCTTGCATACGCGCTAGGATCAAATCCTTAATCTTTAATCCCAGTATAGCCATCTTCAGGCCTTGTTCTATGCGTTCAAGGCCCTCAGTAAGTCTCACTTTGGAATCAAGATGAGGATCATACCACTTCGGCTCAGGCTTTTTGGGCTTTGGTGGTTCTTTGCTTCTTGCATAGTCAGCCAACCTTCTAATACTGGCTTTGGGCTTAACTACTTCTTGTTCAAATTCGGCTTTTGGTATTCTTGCAATGCGTTCTGCTTTTGATGCTCTGTCTTTAGTAATGCCATTGTCAGCCATAACCTTTTGTTTTGACTCCGGATTAAGTCGCGTGTCGCGACCTAATCCGGTATCGTAACGACTCCTTGTTGGTGCTCTTGGTAAAGCAGCCAATAATTCACCTAGCTGGCGCTCAGCGCGAATGTATATTTCATTGAGCGCAGCTTTCATTGTATTGCCATCTTTTACTTGCTGACCATACAATTGCCGCTTGACATCGTCTTGTAGTTTAGCAACTTCATCTACACGACGACATTCAAGTATTGCCTTGCACATATTTGTATACAGAGGCATACTCGTATTGTCAGAGACAACCGATAGTTTTGGTGTCATCTTTAGTCTCCTATTCACAGTTTACAAAGATCACCAAGATCACAAACCATATAGTTATTTCTCTTGCAGCAGGCAATCTTGGGTAGGCCGACGGCTTCTGTTCCATCGTCCCTAAGTATAGCCTATTTCGAGTTACACGTCTAGTCCACCAAAGAAACAAATTTGTTACGATTAGTTTCATCAATCAATTGCATATATCAATCAATATATAAACGTATATACCACAATTGTTACTGATGCATATCTTTCTGGGTCGTGGGCTAGACCTCGGCCACGAGGTGGAGTAGACTACTCGGGTGAGTTGGAACTGCCATACCTCTCACATTGATCTTTGACAATAACATAGGGAACATAGTATGTCACAACGGGCACGTAAACATACTCTGAGGAATAAACCAGTGAGTGAACATGTCGTGCAACCTGTGCCGTACAATCCGGGGCATTCTCCTGGCGCCCAAGATCCCACTGCAGAACATGATGCAGTTGGGTCTGCGCCAGAAGCCAATGAGGATTATGCAGTCCAAATTGGTGAAGAGCAACCCAAGGAAGGTGCAGAGTATCCAGAATCAAAAGTGACTGATGAGGCTACTCACAAAGCACAGGAGGAAGCAGAAGCAAAGGAACGGGTCAAACGCGCAGAACGCGTAACTGGTCCGCGTCGTTTGTCTGAACGTGAGAAGCAAGCTATTGGCATTCTTCTAAGTTTGGATATCTTGAAGTCTGCTGATAGTGTGACGGATGTTGTTATTCCGCTCGATCATATCCCAGAAGAAATCAAGAAAGGTTTCTTTGACGTTGGGACGGAACGCAACATCCTTCAGCGCGGTCTTGCTGTTGCCGAGTATGGTGGTGAACCCAAGACCATTGTGGGCCTTAAGCTCACCGAAATTGGTATGTATCTCTATGCTAAGGGAACCAGTAAAGGTGAGAAGTCTGTAAAGCAAAAGTCCACAAAGATTAATGGTGAGCCACGCGCTCCTGGCCCAAGGCGGTCCACAAAATGGACCAATGACTTGCGGCTTAGGAAAATGGTGGACAAGAACCCACGTGCTGAAGGTGTGATGGGTTACTATGCTTGGGATATATACAGGGATGGTATGAACTATTCTGAGTATATCGGAACCAAGGACTACCCAGAGGCAACATCCGTCAGAAGTGGTTCAAAGTTTAATGGCCCAAGACTAGACCACTGGAATTGGGACTTGAACCATGGCTATATTGCTCTGTACCATGAGGGTGAGAATGAAACCTTAGAGGATGGCAGTCCAAATCCAAAGTATTGGGCTGTCAACAATAATCCTCGCTAACGAGTAGCAGTGCTGGAAATAGCCAATCCAGGTGTTACCGTTCCATAAAGGAACGATAGCTGCTGCCGAGTGGGGGTGGCTCCCCCACTCGTTACTGTGTCACTTGATAGGAGAGTAACAATGGCAAAGTATAGTGTTGACATCAACGGAACATTTACTACAGAAGTTGATGTGGATATTGACGATGATACACCAGAAGATGAAATTGAGGAACTAGTCTATCAATTGGCAGAGAAACAACTAACAGATAAGATGATGGTTGACTGCAAATATTTGGATAATATAGAATTGGAGTCTGTCGATCATACTGAGATAACAGACTAATCAATACTGAATATGCGTTCTTGATGCCGGCGCCAGGAGTCAACGATCCTTTGTCCTTTGGGTGTAAGGATTATTCCTCCTGGCGTTAAGTCATGATTATCAATGGCTATTTCACGATAGAAGTTGAAACGCTTCTTTGTTTCTTCTCCAAATATTCTTGTGAGATTGTTATTTGATATTAGTTGATTGTTTTCGTGCATCCATTCAATAGTGCACAGCATCCATAAGTATACAGCACGATCAATTGCTGTTATGGATTTACTATGTGATCTAAGCATAGCGAAATAAGGCTTTACGCGGGCGACGCGCGGGAGTAGTATTACGGTTCGTTTACGTTGTTTGAAGAAAAACGCTGCCTGATAACCAATACTTTGCTGAGTATTGAGTTGTTACCAGGCAGCGGACATCAATCCTTTCGGGGAGGAAACACGATGTCGGACCCTATATATAGTAACGACGGCGAAAAATCTACAAGTGATTTTATAACTCCTAATAATATTACTGTGTGTAAGTCATACAGTAGTAGATTTGTATTATGCAAAACAATATATCCTACCTCTGAAGTTGCTTATGATAATGTCAAATACTACAATTTCTTCAATCGTCCTGTATATCATCTACAGGATTTGTTTGAACTAATCAAGTATCTCCTGGCGCGTCCACAATGCTGTGTTATACGCGGCACTGCTATTGATGACAATGCTGTGCGGCAGAGACGATTGTTCCATGATGATCGTGCGACGGGTGATCGCGCAACCATTATTGAACAGAACCAAAATTGGTTCGCATTAGATATTGATGGATATGGGGTGTCATCTGGTGATCTGAAGGATGATGCTACTCGTGTGCTCCTGGCGCTCAATTTGAGTGGTGTGGAAGCCTTTGCTATTCCTAGTGCTGGTTATTTGCGAAAGCCTGGTATTCATATCAGGCTGTTTTTGTGGAATAGTGTGAAGGTTAGTTGTATTGCGCTTAAGAAACATTTTGCTGGTGCGAAAGATGTTGTAGATACAGCGTTATTTGGGCCGGTCCAGCCTATCTATACCGCGCGTCCTAGATTTATAGGGTGTAGCGATCCTTGTAGTAAATGGTGGACATGGATTGGTGGTGAAAGTCAATTTACAGATATAAGACATATTATAACTGATAACGATAGCAAACAAGAATATCATCCAGCTACATTTAAGCAAGCTATAGCATCCAAGGAAAAAGTTATTAGAGAAATGAAGTATGTTGATGATGGCGAAAGACATAAATGGTTGTATAAGCATACAGTTTGGATAGCTAAGTATTGTATTGCTGGATTACTTGATGATGATATAATAAAAGATGAATTTGCTGCTGCTGCTATGATGTGGTGGCACGGCAATGCTAAGAATGATAGAAATACAATAGAAGATGCTTTCAAAGACGCTTACAATGATGCAGAGGGGAACAGAAATGGACAATTCTGAAATCAATAAAGTAATATTTCAATTAAATGAACTTGACTCGTATGATGCTAAATATGAATATTTACTTGGTCAAAATGAAGAGCTATTAAACCATCTTGCTGATTTATACATATCAGATCAATATGAATATGAAAATATAAAAGGCCGAATATCAGATACATTTCGAGGCATTAAGCGCAAAGGAACAATTGATGATTTAATTGATAAATATGTTCTTGGTAAATCGCAAGAAAAAATTAGAACAAAATTTGAAGAGTTTACAGATGTTCCATTGAATGAACTAACATTAAACAAAACTGGTATATTTCCGACACAAGACAATTTGTATCTTATTCTTCTGGCGGCCAAACGAATAAAATGCATTTGGGATGAAATGTCAGCTAACATATATTACACAGTAATTGACTGGGATAGCAATGAACCTATATTTGAATTGCCTGGAATAGCACAAAAGTATCATAAACATAATGAGTATCATGGAACTGAATTAAAACGTAAGCTCAATAGAAATGGTTTCCCATCAGAACATAATTGGGGAGCATTAAAGGAAGCTCAACAAAATGTTGCTAAGAGAAACAAAATTGATTTTTATAAGTTGTGGATGACTAATATTGAAAATGAAAATCCTGATGATGGAATAGAAAGATTTAGTGTGGAGAATTGTTTTGCTGTCAAATATATGGGCGCTCCTAAAGAACAATGGAGTGCTGTATGGTCTAGAACATTAATGCTATCTCTTGTGTGGCGATGCTTTTCCCCTGGCCTTCCCCAACGTTATTATTTCACTATTGAGGGAGAACAAAATATTGGAAAGACTCAACTATGTAGATTATTAGTGCCAAACTTTTGGTATTCAAGTGCTGCTTTATCAGCAAGAGATGATATTGTTGAATTCTATAGACAAACGTATGATAAGGCTGTAGTAGAGTTTGCTGAGTTAGGAGGAACTGATAGAGCGTCAAAGAACCTATTCAAAAGAGTTGTTACTGAAACTCATTCTACATTTAGACGTATGCGATCTGATGATGTAATTGATTATGCAAAACGTAACATAATCATACTGACTACTAATGAAAAGCAATTTCTTGGTAGAGATGAAAGTGGAGATACTAGAGCAATTACTTTGAGGTCAGAACTAGGGCAAAATGAGTTTATGGACTTGGAAGGATTTGCAAAGGAATATCCAAAGATACTTGCTCAAGCAATTAGAATGTATAGACAAGGAATAAGTTGTTATCTTCTGGCTGCAGAATTTGAATTGCAAAGAGACCAAGTTAATGAACGTGATGTTGTATTTGTTTCTGATGAATATGAACTGGTATGTGATTTCTTTAAGGATGCTAACCAATTAGAGATATGTAAAGAGAGCGGTGTATATTTGGATTTGATTTATACTCACGCTCAAACGAGTTGGGATATGATGAAACCAGAATTGATGAGGAAGTCTAGAGCATTTGGTGCTGCTCTTGTTAAGTATGGATTTAGTAGACACGACAATAAAGCTAGACTGGTTGATGGCAAGATACGCAAAGTGTGGTTCTGGAAGGACAAATAGACAACGTATATACGATCGTATATGTAGTTAGTTAGGTTAGCGGAATGAATATGTAAGTCGCTGAAATCGTTAGATTTTCTCATTTCGCTAACCGTATTAACCTATTTAACTGTAATAATTATAACAAAGAAAAAACGCCAAGGGAGGGGTCTTTTTTTCTAGAGTAGATATAGGGAGAAACGACGGTTAGTTAGGTTTAGGTTAGTTAGGTTTGACTGCGTAACGATATATGAGAGGGCGCCAGGAGTATGCTTGAGAAGACATTAGCCAAACATTTTAATGATATGTTCAAGGAATATCAAATCTGGACGCCCAGCGACCGCCTTGCCGGCTGGCCAGATAAAGGCATACAAATCAACAACTCGCGTATTGTGTGGTTTGAACTAAAGGTTATACAATATAAGTTTGGTGCTTCTACATTTAGAGTTTCAGAACTAACGGCTGATCAAGCTGCTTGGTTAGCTAAATGGCAACGATCAGGAGGATTTTGCTTTTTGTTTCTTGGCTTTTATGATTATCGCGATGAGATAACAAAGTTTGGAGTATTGCGTTGTGGTAATTGGTCAACATGGTTAAGTGTGCCTAAGCATCCAATCAAAATTGAACAGCTTGTAAAGTTCACAGAAGATAAATGGGAGATATATGACTGGTTTAAAGATTTGTTTGTTCCGCAGGCTACAAGAGCAGCGTCAGGAGTAGCAAATGTATAATGATCATCCACAAACTGTAAACGGAATGATTGAATTGGCTATTGAATATTTGCGAGATGATGGAATAGAACCATATAAATATGATGCTTATACAATAAAACAAATTGCTGAACAGATTAAAGAAATGGATTTGGTGGAGTATTTAGATGATTATGATCTACAGCAAAGTATAAAATCAGTTGGTATTTCTTTGTATATTCGTCGATGGATAGGATTAGGATATTTACGAAACAAAAACTAATTAAATCTTCGTAATGTTTTATTTTCTCTCTTTACGCGGTAGATGTATTAGTATATACGCGCTAACGTCTCTTGTACGTAATGTATATCTGGTGGACGTCACAATGTAATGCCTGATGGTTTCGACCCACACACTGAGCTAGCGCGCATTTATACCTTGCGCGAAATGATGACTGAATGTCGTCAACGTACACCTACGATCCTACGTCAAGTTGACGAGATGTTTGCTGATCCATCTATGTCGCATGGTGATCGCATTCGTCTAATGGAGTTTGTGTCTAATCGCGCTTATGGCAAGCCACGCCAAACAGTGTATATTAATGACGATACTAGTGCGAACCAAAGTTCTAGTAGGGTCAAAGTATATTTACCAGACAATGGCCGCATGAATACTCCCGTCAAGATTATTGATGGGGAGGCGGCATAATATGTATGATGGATTTGATGATACTAAAAATGATATTGGTCCGCAGCCTGGACCACAAGAACAATTCTTGTCTACTAGTGCTGACATAGCCATATATGGAGGTGCAGCCG